AAGAGGTCTGTGGGCATTTGGTACCCCAATGACTATGGAGAAGCGTAATTCTGCTGCCCTTCAAAATTGTGCAATGGTATCAACCCGTGATATTGATAGAAATGATCCAGGTGCTTTATTTGCTTGGGTTATGGATGCCTTAATGCTTGGTGTTGGAGTAGGTTTTGATACTGTTGGACAAGACAAAGAGATGCCAATTTATGCACCAACTGAGCCTATTGTCACTTATCAAATTCCAGATACTCGTGAAGGCTGGGTAGAGGCAACAAGAATGTTGCTTAATTCAATGCTTAGACCAAATCAAAACATTCAAGAGTTTGACTATTCTTTGATACGTCCTGCAGGAGCACCAATTAAGGGCTTTGGAGGCGTTTCAAGCGGTCCACAGCCACTGATCGACCTTCACAACAGGCTTCGTAAAGTAATCGGTTCTAGGGTCGGAGAGAGCCTTGATGCAAGGGCTATTGTTGATATTGTAAACCTAATTGGAACTTGTGTTGTTTCTGGAAATGTTAGACGTTCTGCAACATTGGCATTAGGTTCTGCTGGAGATAACGATTTTATTAATTTAAAAAATGCAGAAGTATTTCCAGAAAGAAATTCATTTGATGCAGAAAATCCAGGGTGGGCCTGGATGAGCAATAATTCTATTTCTGCTACAGTTGGAACAAAATATGAAGACTATGTTGATCTTATTTCGAATAATGGCGAGCCAGGATTTATTTGGCTAGACGTTGCTAGAAACTACGGTCGTCTTGCTGATCCAGCAGATGGAAAAGACTATCGTGTAATGGGCTTTAACCCATGTGCAGAACAACCGCTAGAGTCCTATGAACTTTGTACTCTTGTAGAGGTTCACCTTAATCGACATGATAGCAAAGAAGACTTTTTGCGTACATTAAAGTTTGCATATCTTTATGGTAAAACAGTAACACTTGTTCCTACACACTGGCAGATTACAAATGGAATTATGCAACGCAATCGCCGTATTGGAACATCGCTTACTGGTATTGCATCATTTGCAGATACACATGGTCTTCCAGCAACTCGTGATTGGATGGATGAAGGATATCAAACAATTCGTAAATACGATAAACAATATTCAGAGTGGCTATGTGTTCGTGAATCAATTCGTGTAACTACAGTCAAGCCATCTGGTTCTGTTTCACTACTTTCTGGCGCTTCTCCAGGAGTTCACTGGCCAGTGGGTGGAGAATACTTCCTTCGTGCAATTAGATTTAGTGATCAAGATCCAATGTTGCACTTGTTTAAGGCAGCGGGATATAAGATGGAAGATGATTTAGTTTCTGCTAATACTACAGTTGTTTACTTCCCAGTTCATTCAGGACATCCCAGATCAGAAAAAGATGTAACTTTGTTTGAAAAGATTGGTCTTGCAGCAACAACTCAAAAGTATTGGTCTGACAATGGAGTTTCTGTAACATTGTCGTTTGACAAAGAATCAGAAACAAAGCATATTGCTCCAGCGTTGCACATGTATGAAGGTCAGTTAAAGGCTGTGTCGTTCCTTCCGATGGGCAATATGGTCTATCCACAACAGCCATATCAACAAATTACTCAACAAGAATATGATGACTACGTTGGTAAAATTGCCAAGATTGATTGGTCAGCAATTTATGACGGGGTGCAAAACCTAGACTCTGTTGGAGAAATGTACTGTACTACAGATTATTGTGAAATTAAAACTGGTTCCTGATATAATTAGGATACTATGACAGTTTTATCAAATCTGTATGCTGAAAAACTATATTCCGAGCATCCTATTGCCATCTGGCATCTAGACGATAATGCAGATTATATTAGTTTGATTAGTGATGCGGTCAGATCAGACTTATTTACTGGATATGAAGATTGGACCGTTACAAACGGAGTAACAACTTACTCTCCATCATCTTCAGTAATTAAATCTATGTCTCCATATCCATTTCCAGATGAAGACATTCTATCTGTTGAAATTGTAAATGAAAATAACCCAATAATATTAGAAACGCCAGGTTTTGTGGGATTTGATGATCTTGATAGTAACCTTGAAACATTTTGCATTGGCGTTTGGGTTTATTCAGAAAGCAGATTTTTAGATAAACTGTCTATTGGTTATAAATATTCTGGTGGATCAACAATATATAAAGATTTAAGTTTTATTAACACACAAGAAAAACGTGGTTGGTTTTTTATTTCAGGCACTTTTGATATTCCTGCTGGAGTAACAAATGAAAATATTGACATACTTATAAAAATAACTACTAATACAGATGGAACTTCAACATCAGACTATAGGTTTAGTTGGCATGGACTAACAATGGGACAACTGTGTGAAGAATATCAAGCAGAGTCTTTAGGAAAACAACAAATTGCTTTGCCATCTTCAATTAATTTAAATGTAGATGGTGCTGTAGTTGCAGACGCATATGGACTTTCAGATAAAAACGGATATTATATTGTTGCTAATAATAATCTTGTGGCAAGGCATGGATCTATTCCTTTAGTTTTTGGATCTAGCGGTTCTGTTGAACTTATACCACATGAAGAATTAATCACAACAAGAAGTTGGGATCAAACTGAAGACGAAACCTGGTCTTACTGGGATGAAAATGAAACATGGGGAAGTTTGCACGAGTTTGAAAATCAATCTGATTTTATTATTAGTGCAAAGCCTTCTATAATTTTTCCAGGTTGCGGATTTTTAAATGAGGCTGGAAGAAATCAAAACTATACAGTAGAGTGTTGGTTAAATATAGATTCAAATGCAACTAGCCCAAAAAGAATATTTGGACCAATAAACTCTACAGACGGATTATACGTAGAAAATGCTTTTTTAACATTGGTCGTTGGCCAAAACTTTGTTTCGCATTATGTTGGTGAATGGTTTAGACCAATGCTTGTACATATTCGACTTATTAAAGATTCTGGCACACTTTTAGTAAATGGTGAGGAGGTTGGCCAATTATCTTTTAGTACAAATGATTTAGTTTTGCCAGAAGAATTTAGTTCTAATAATGAAAGCAATGATTGGGTTGGATTTTATGCATACAAAGATCAAGTAGTAGATCCAATAATTTTAGGATCTTTTTCTATATTTCCATATGCAATGTCAACACTAGTTGCTAAGTCACATTATGTTTATGGACAGGGCGTTCCTTTATCTTCAGAGGTTATTGATAGTTATTATGGTGGAACATCTATTGAAATTGATTATTCTGTTTCAAAATATAACAACAATAAGTCTTATCCTTTAAATTTATCTTGGCAGCAAGCCGATATTGACAATTTAAATGCAACAGATACTTCTTTGAAAACCCCAGATTATTCACTTCCTACCTTTAATCTAGGTTTAAAAACTTTATCAGAATTAGAATTAGATAACTATGCAATACAAGATGATGGCGAAGCATTCTTTTCTTTAAATCCAAACTCTACGTGGAACTCAATTAACTCTTCTATTTATTTTAATAATTTAAATTTTATACAATCGCCAATAAATGCAGTTTATGGAGTTTTTGAATTTACAAGTTCGTCAACAGATCAAACATTAATGTGTTTATTTCAAGATAACAACAATTATTTAAAAATTAGAAGGCTTGCAAGTAACAATAGTATCAATTATGTTTTTTGTTACAATGGAACAACAACAACCATTGCTTCTGGGGTAATTCCGCTACATGAATTTGTTGCAGGGTTTGAGTTTAGTAAGTTATTAAGTAATAATATTTTAGGTTTGTCTCAATTTTTATCTAATCCGCTTGCACTAAAACTTTATGTAGGAAATGATTTTAATAATGATAAATTTACTGGCAGAATTTATACTTTTGCAATATCAACAATAAAGAATTCATTAGAAATAGATCATCACTTTGCATCTAATGGAATTGCAACAATTAATGCATATTCATCTTTATTGCCGCATATTGCTAGTTATACCCTATCACCATTTGAAGAATATGGAAAATTCTTTTTAGACATTTCAGTAGCAGGATATTGGAGAGACTATCTTCCAGTATCGACATTAATGTCACAAGTTACAGACACATCTAATAATACAGTCAATGACTTAGATTTTATTCAGTTTAATATTGATTATCCATCACCTTCAGATGTTCCTTCTATTGGACAAACGTATTGGACTAACTCATCTATATCAAACACATATTCAACTTCAGATGCATCTATTAGATCTTATATTGCATTTGACTATACATCAAACGGCTATTCTAAACCAGACGAAGACTACACTGATGTTTCTGCAAATCAGTCCAGGGTTTTAGATTTAAATACTACAGCCTGGACAGATAAGAGATTTGAAGTAGTTGATGGATATTTAGTTTACCCAGATAAAAATGTTGATTTGTCTAGTATGTCTTTAATTTATTTTGTAAACTTTAAAGTTAAAAGTATTTTAAAGAAAAAAATATTTTTAAGAAAATTAGAATTTGCTGCAAGAACATTAAACTATAATTCAAACACAGTAATAGGAACAAAATATGGAATAGATATTTATCCATTTAAAAAGGTAGGATTTTATACAAGTTATAAAGGAAAAAATCCTTTAATCATTGACAAAGATAATACTCCATATTTATATTTAACAAGAAAAAGTGGTTTAGAGTTAAGAAACGGTACCAATGACATTGAGCGAGGAGTTTCAATTCCAATTTCTTCAACTACAATTGATCAATATTCTTTAAGCGCAATTCAAATGTTTACTAGATGTGATTTATTTGCTTTTCCTGAAAGCCCAGTTAAAATATTTGAAATAAATTATAAAGACGATTCTTTAGATTTTTATATCAAGGCAAATTCTTCAAATGGAAAACGAGGAGTTATATTTGCTAAGTTGAGATCTTCTGGTTCTTTATTTACAAACCTGTCCTATTATTTAAATGGTAAGTTGGTCGGAGAGCCAGTTATAGATATACAGCAGTGGTACTCTTTTGGTATTTCTTTTAACTCATCTTTAAGTTTTAACAACTATTCTGGAAGTATTATTTTAAAATATCTTATGATGTTTAATAATATTTCTTTTTATCAAGGAACTCCATTACAAGTTGTCCAGCGGTTGATTTTAAGAACTTGGCAAGAGGTTTTCGATGAGGAGTCTAATTGGCAGGCTTGGGCCAGCGAAGGTGACTGGAATAATCTGTTGATTAGGTCTAGAGATTCTAGATATATTGTTAATCCGTCAGAGGTTTATAAGACATATATTGGTAATCGCACTGTTGTAGTCGATGATCTTAATAATGATTTTAGAATAGTTTCAAGTAGCATATCCTCATATGAAAACGCATCTTGGCAAGAATATATTATAACTCCAGCATAATATGGTATACTTGTGGTTATGAATAAGCCAAAATCAGAAAAAGTTGGTAAGTCTAAGATCAAGTTAATTGAAAAAGGCTATGATTGGGGTATGTATATTTGGATAAAGCCTAATGGAAAAGCGTTCGGAGATGGTCATGGAAATCTGCTTAACATACCAGCCATGCGTGGCGACTTGCAAAAAATGGCTGAATTAAGAAGAGCAGCGGAATATTATGGCTGTGAAGGTGGTCATGCAGAATTTCATCCAGGAATTAAAAGAGTAAGTGAAATGGAATACACAGAACAACTATCAAGAATGCGTGAAGGTCTTATTCCAAATATGAACGATCTTGGCGCAGTTTATGATGCACAACAAACATTAAAGGTACATGGTGAAGAATAATGAATGAAGATTACATACTTGGTGCATCCATTAGTGATCCCGTAGAAAAAGATGACACTTTTAAAAAGAGTGACCCGTTCAATAAATCTTGGGATGATTTAAAAGGTTTAGGAAACTTAGATCAAAACTTTAAAAGACGCACATCAAGAAATTTAGGTAAAGTAGATACAGCAGCAAATGCATATCTTAACAGTGCTAATTCAAGTCCAGCGGGAGTTGAAGATGCAAGGTCAAAGGCCATCAATCCTGGTGCTGTAATTAGAAATGGTTATGGATTGTTTGATGTTATTACACCACCGTATAATCTTTACGAGTTAGCAAACTATTATGATACTTCTTTTGCAAATCACGCAGCAATTGACGCAAAGGTAGAGAACGTTGTTGGTCTTGGATATGATTTTGTTATTGGCTCAAGAACAATGCTTAAACTTGAAAATGTTGAAGATGAAACTGCATTGGGTAGAGCAAGAAAGCGCATTGAACGTGCAAAGATTGAAATGAAAGATTGGCTAGAAAGCCTAAATGATGATGATAGTTTTACAAAAACAATGGAAAAAATTTATGTAGATATGCAAGCAACTGGTAATGGTTATATGGAAATTGGTCGTACAGTTACTGGTGAAATTGGATACATTGGACATATTCCTGCAACAACAATTCGTGTTCGTAGACTACGTGATGGATATGTTCAGATTATTGGCCCTTCTGTAATATACTTTAGAAATTTTGGGGCAAAAAATCCAAACCCAATTACAACAGATCGTAGACCAAATGAAATTATTCACTTCAAACAATATTCTCCATTAAATACATATTATGGAGTTCCAGATATTATTGCTGCACTTCCAGCACTTGTTGGAGATCAACTAGCAACTCAATACAACATTGATTATTTTGAAAACAAAGCAGTTCCAAGATACATTATTACACTTAAGGGTGCAAAGTTATCTGCTGATGCAGAAGATAAGATGTTTAGATTCTTGCAGACTGGTTTAAAGTCACAGTCTCATAGAACACTTTATATCCCACTTCCTGGAGATAGTGAAAACAATAAGGTTGAGTTTAAGATGGATCCAATTGAAAATGGAATTCAAGAGGCTTCATTTAATGAATATAGAATAAGAAATCGTGACGATATTTTGATTGCTCACCAAGTTCCTATTTCTAAATTAGGCGGTGCAGACAGTGGTTCAATTGCTGCTGCTTTGGCACAGGATAGAACATTTAAAGAACAGGTTGCTAGACCAGCACAACAAGAACTAGAAAAACTTATCAACAAGGTTGTTCGTGAAAAAACAGACATTCTTGAACTTAAGTTTAATGAACTTACACTGACTGATGAAATTGCACAGTCTCAAATTCTTGAAAGATATGTAAAGACTCAAGTAATGATGCCAAATGAGGCTAGAGAAGTCATAGGTTTGCCACAAAGACCAGATGGAGATGCACCATTTGAGATGTCTGCAAGACAAGCAACAGATGCTAGAGCAAATCTTGCTGGAAATAGAGAAAGAGATGCTGAAAGAACAAATAACAACTCAGACTCTCCTTCCACAATTTCTGGAAGAAATCCACAGGGAGAGGGAAGGTCTTCCACATAATATCAACAAACTCATAAAAAAGTTGATATAATGGATGTGATATGAGTATCATTAATAAAGCCCATTGGTCAACAGAAGGAGACAACGTAAGGTTGTCAATGCCTTTTGCCAAGGTTGACAAGGAACGTAGAATTGTATCAGGTTTTGCGACACTTGACAATCTTGACAGACAAAACGATATTGTCACAACTGACGCCAGTTTAAAGGCTTTTTCTAAGTTTAGAGGGAACATCCGTGAGATGCATCAGCCTTCTGCTGTAGGCAAGATGGTTGCATTTAAAGAAGATAAGTATTTTGATCCAGACTCAAAGAAGTTTTATTCTGGAGTTTTTGTTTCAGCATATGTATCAAAAGGCGCACAAAATGCGTGGGAGAAAGTGTTGGATGGAACATATACAGGTTTTTCAATTGGCGGAAGAATGAACAAGTGGGACGATGGTTATGATGAGAAAATGGATAAGCCAATTAGAATTATAAAAGATTACGATCTTGTAGAACTATCCCTTGTTGATAATCCAGCAAATCAGTTTGCAAGTATTATTTCAATTGAAAAGGTTGATGGTGTAGATGTTCTTAAAGGTTCTGCAGCAGACATTGTTGTAGAAAATGTATTTTGGGATAAAGATTCTGGTCTTGTAATGGTTTCTGAAAATGAAACAGAAATCAGCCCAACGTCTGGTCAACCTATGAAAAATATAGGTTTTGTTGAGAAAAACGATAATGAAAAAACAGACATGATAAAGTTCTTAGTTGATAGTGCCAAAGGTATTAGTACAACTGAGATTCAAAAGGAGGTAAGTCCTATGACAAACGAAACAACAGCAGTTGTTGAAGATGTTGAGGTCGCTCCAGAGGCAACAGATGTTGATACTGTTACCAAGAGTGTTGAAGTTGAAGAAGCACCTGTTGCTGAAACAACTGAGGCAGCCGAAGCAGTTGTTGAGACTGAACTTGCCAAGTCAGAAGAGGTTGCAGTAGCGACCGAAGAGATTGCAAAATCTGACGAGGTAGTAGTCAATGCAGTTGCCGAAATTAAAGAGACTCTTGCGAGTGCCTTTGGCGATCTAGCAGCAACTATTAAATCATTAAATGAAGAGACCATGAAAGTGGTCCAGGCTCAAGTTGCTGAGTTAAGCAAGTCCATTACAGACGTATCTAAAGAGGTTAAGAACGTCAAAGAAAGTAATGCTGAGTTTGGAAAGAGAGTAGACGCTGTAGAGCAAGATACTGCTTTCCGCAAGTCTGGCGATCTAGGCGAGATCGTACAGGAGCCAGAAATGGTTCAGAAATCCTTATGGGGCGGTCGTTTCCTCGCAACTGACCTATTCAAATAAGGAAATTCACTAGGAGGTGAACAATATGTCAGAAGAAATTATTAAAAATCAACCAGGTAGCGGTGGTGCATCAGACTCGGGTCTATACAACTCGGATGGTGGCTTCGCTTCTGGTGGAATCGGTGGTGTTTCAAGCCCAGGTGCAGACACCTTGGGTAACATCCCAACAGCACAATTCGGTGTAACAACTGGTGCAAACGCTGTAAATCCTTCGGGATCTGCTGCTAGTGGAATTCTGAGACCAGAACAGGCACGTCAATTTATTGATTATGTCTGGGATGCTACAGTTCTCGCTAAGGATGGCCGTAGAGTTACTATGCGAGCCAACACAATGGAACTTGAAAAAGTTAACGTTGGTGAGCGTGTTCTTCGCGCTGCTGCTCAAGGTGATGGTGCTTACACCAACACTGGCGCAACATTCAGTAAGGTAGAACTTACAACCAAGAAGATTCGTCTTGATTGGGAAGTCACTACAGAGGCACTTGAAGACAACGTTGAAGGTGCAGCACTTGAAGATCATCTTGTTCGCTTGATGACCAATGCATTCGGTAATGATATCGAAGATTTGGCTATCAACGGAGATGGTTCAACAGGATCCTTCCTATCAATCATGGAAGGTTTCCATCACATGATTACAACTAACGGAGATGCACACGATTCTGTGCTTCCAGCCGTTACATCTGATAACTGGACAACACCAGTTATGCAAGGTATTATCAATGCAATGCCACGTAAGTATCGTGCACTTAAGAATAATCTTAAGTTCTATGCAGGTACAGACGTGTTCCAGAGCATTGTCCGTAATAACGGTACTCTTGCTGATGCTATTTCTGAGGCTTTCTCAAGCCGTACAGGTAGCACACAGGCAAATCGTCAAGCATACCTTGATGGTCAAGGACAAGTTATTGGAAATGCACGTACCACTCGCGTACTCGGCATTGACGTAATGGAAGTTCCTTACTATCCAGCAGACTATGTCGATTTGACATTCCCAGCAAACCGTATCTGGGGCTTCCAACGAGACATCACTGTCAATCGTCAGTATCAACCAAAGAAAGATACTATCGAATACACAGTATTTGTCCGTTTCGGTATCCAGATTGAAGAAGAAGATGCAATTGCCTATAAGGACATTGCTGCTTCCTAATCATTAAGCAATTAATTAGGGCAGGGGATTCGTCCTCTGCCCTTTTTAACAATCTGCTATAATTAAGATACTATTAAGGAGCAAAAATGGCAAGTACAACAAAGAAAGTAGTATCTAAGGCCGTAGAGGTCAATGATCAAACAGTTATTTTTTCTGATAAAAACCTATACTTTGATGGATATGGTCATATTGATCAAGGGTTTTCTATCATTGATAAAGCAAACTTAGACGTTTTTCTAAAATCAAAGTCAGTTAGAGAGGTAAGTGCTGTTGAGTTAGCAAAATACTACAGCAAAAATAAATGAAAATACTTCGTCTTCCACCCTACCCGTTAAGCATCTCATATGATGTGCCACTGGCATCTACTTCATATGACTTGATAATTGAAGACGAAGAAACATCTATTGTTTTATTAGAAGAAACTATAACTTCAACATCTGGTAAAAAGTTGAATTATACTTTTGAAACTGACGAATGGCATTTATATGACAGTGTATATGCATTGAGAATTCAAGAAGCAGATGGAGATATTGTAGTTGAAGATATGCTTGAAATTACAAGGCCTTATGTAGATCCAGCAAGCCTTGGAACAACAGCAACAGAGATAGCAGAAATAACTCAAAGAGAACTAACAGCAAGGTTAATTATTGATGCTATTACAGGTGGTTTTTATTACACAACCGAAACAATTGAGCATGTAGGATTAAATACTGATTATGCTCCAGTAAGACCACGTACTCGAAAGGTATTAAAGGTTTATCAAAACAACGAACTTTGGTATGATTCTTCTTTAGAAGAGCCAGCAATTTTTGGAGTCACATATAAATTAAGCGATAATAAAACTGCTATTATACAAGAAATTACTGGTGCATACAATAGGGCTGATCAAGCGCCACTAATGATGCCAACCGCACAGTCAGACTGGCTTGGTCCAATTGGTTGGGGAAATACGTTTTCTAAAAGTTCAGACTATACATTTATTGTAGAAGCAGGATATAAGGTTGTTCCTACGGACATTAAAGAAGCAACATTAATGCTAATGGATGATATTAAGTGTGGCAAGTTAGATTATTTTAAGAGATATGCATCTGCATATAATACAGATCAGTTTAGAATTCAATTTGATAAAACATTGTTTGCTGGTACTGGAAATCTTATTGTTGATAAAATTCTTGAGAGATATGCGGGTAATATTATTGTTCCTGGGGTATTGTAATGTCATGCAACGAAATAGACTTTATGTACCCAATGATTGCAGATGTATACCATCCAATCGTTAAACAAGATGTTTATGGTCAAATAAAAAAAGACTGGGGATTTGACAGAACTATTGTAATTAGTTTAAATCCAGTAGGGTCAGCATTTGAAGAAGAGGTAAAACCAAAGGTATTTGTGCAGTACGAAAACATGCTTCTTGGAAGAGTTAAAAATGATATTCGTATAGGAAAAGATGGAACGAATAATTCAGTTACAAATGTTTTAATTACTAATGTTCGTAACTGTTCTGGAGAACTTATTTATAAAGAAACATCTGGTGCTAGAGAAGATCGTGGGACAATATATGAAATTGCAACCCTTGAGCCATTTACTGGTCCATTTGGAAATATTGAATATTATAAAATAGTTGTTAGACGAGCAGAAAATCAAGGCGTTGATGATTAATGATAAATGCAAGAACAAACACGTTAATGTTTGAAAAAACAATGAACAATGTTGTTGAATATTCTTTAGGTTTTTTAGATGGAACTAAAAAAGGACACAAGGTTTTTCTTAATAATTTAGCATTGGGTACAATAGAAGCATTTAAGAAGTATATTGATATTACATCAAAGATGAGTCCAGGAGCATTACATCATATTTATGAATGGAATCAAACTGGTAGTCCATCAGCAAGACTATTTGATATAACATATATAAGCAATGGTCAAGACACTATATTTTTTAATTCAACATTTAAACAATCCAAAAGCATAAAAAATGGATCAACTGTTCCTTTTATAAATAAGGCGCAGATTATGGAAAATGGAATACCAGTTATTATAAAGCCAAGAAATGCCAAAGTTCTTGCTTTTGAAGAAAATGGAGAACAAATTTTTACACCAAATCCAGTAAAAGTTGAAAATCCTGGTGGAGATGCAGTTCAAGGCTCATATGAAAAAGCATTTGACACATTTTTTAATAAATATTTTACTCAATCATTTTTAAGAGCAAGTGGTATTTTAGATTATTTAGAAAATCCAATTTCTTACAAAGAAAACTTTAATGCTGGAGCAAAACAAGGTAGATCAAAAGGTTTGAGTACTGGATACAATTGGATAGTAAATGCAACAATTGGGGTAGAATAAGAACATGAAAGACATAAGAGATCTTCCGTTTCCACCTATCTGGATTAACGAATATATTAAAGAAGAACTAAACAAATATGGGTTTAGTGTTCTTACTCTTCCAAGCACCCCTAACGCTATTGATGATTTAACAAAAAATAGAGGGTCTATTCCAAGACAGTTTGATCCTCAAGGAAATCCGCTTCCAGAAGAATGGGATATTGCAATTCAATATGATAGGCTTTTAAGGTTTAGGAGAAATGCCTTTTACCCAATGAAATGTGAACAATTGTTATATTATGTTTATTCAGTACCTAGCAAAATTATAGATGCTGGAATTATTATTTCTCAACTTCTTGATAGATCAGATGCTGCTGCAGAAGACCTTAATAGATGGTGTATAGCCAAACAAAATGGCTCTAGCCCAATAAGAGATTTAGCCGTTCCAATTACACACAATGTTTATTTTCATGACATCAAGGTTTACCAGTTAGAAGAAGTTAGAGACCTTACAGAATTGGCTGCCCTAAGAGGCCTTACTCTTAATAAGTTTGTTATTGAATATGACTACCATATGATAAATCAAGAAAAAATTATCAATACTACCATTCCAGATCCCGACATAAACTATACCTAAAAACGCTGGTATACTGGGTTTAGAGGAAACATCGCCTTGTTTGCCACTATATAACTTAATACAAAACTAAAAAGAGGTGAATTAAATATGCCAGCATATTCTCGTGGTACGTCCACAAACATTATCGTAGGTGCAGCAGCCCTTTTCGTTGCTGATTCTACACTCAATACCACAACTAACGCTATTCCATCGTTCGTAAGCACTGAGTCTTACAAGTCTACTCTTTCATCAGATCCAGACTACACAAACGTTGGTTATACAATGAACGGTATTGAACTTCAATTCCAACCAGATTTTGGTGAGGTTCAGGTTGACCAGGTTCTTGACGTTGCAAAACTCTACAAGCAAGGAATGCAAGTAAATCTTGCTACTACATTTGCAGAGGCAACTCTTGAAAACCTTCTTCTTGCTACCGCAGGCCAGGATTCAGACCTTACAGGCTCTAAGGCTACATCAGCAGGTCGTGTTCTTAATCTCTCCGCAGGAGACATTGGAGAATGCCCAGTTGAGCGTGGTATCGTTGCAGTAGGTCCAGGAACTGGTGACTGTGAAGATTCTGGAAATGTTGAGCGTGTATACGTTGCGTATCGTGCTCTTTCCATTGAAAATGTTACAGTATCTGCTAAGCGTGATGAGGCTTCAATGTTTGAAGTTTCGTTCCGTCTTCTTCCAGATGACTTGACAGCAACATACGGCAAGATTGTTGATCGCACTCACACTGCATCCTAATCTTAATTGATTAACAAGGCCCATCTTTATAGGTGGGCTTTGTCTTTTTGTGCTAAAATTATATAAATGGCTACAAAAATTTATTCTTCAAAAAGTATTGAGTTATTAAATGGTCAAGTAATTGAACTAGTACCATTAAAAATTAAACATTTGCATGATCTTATGGATGAATTTGAAAATATTAAAAATGTAAAAGATGACATGCAAGCCATAGATGTTTTGGTTAAATGTGCTGCAATTGCAATGAGACAATACTATCCTAAAGCAGAGTTATTAGAGGATGTAGAAGATTTGGTAGATTTACATATGGTTTATGACATATTAGAATATTCAGCAAACATAAAGGTTAATAGCAAAGATGATAAAGATGTTAAACAAAAAACTATGGATGGAGAAAAGGCATCTGGCTGGTCAGATTTAGACCTAGCCAAATTAGAGTCTGAAGTGTTTTTAATAGGCATTTGGAAAGATTATAGGGAGTTGGAGTTATCTCTGTCAATGCCAGAACTAATGGCTACTCTTTCATCAAGAAGAGAATTAGATTATCAAGAAAAAAAGTTTTTGGCAGCAATACAAGGTGTTGATATTGAAAAAGGACAAAACAAACAAAATGAATGGGAAAATTTAAAGGCCAGGGTATTTAGTAAAGGAAAAACATCTGATGGAAATGATGTTTTAGCATTGCAAGGAGTAAATGCTCAAAAGGCTGGATTTGGCATTGGAATGGGGTTAGATTATGAAGACCTTACAAAAAATTAGCCGTATTATGCTATAATTAATCTACCATGTCGAAAGGAAAAATATAATGGCAGCAAACTCTGCAAAAGATGAAAACGTTTTAGTTCTTATGGATGGAACTAAGATTTCAACTCGTCCACTAAAGATCTCCCTACTTCGTCCTTTTATGAAGAAGTTTGAAGAACTTACGGCAGTAGCACAAGATAATGAAAAATCAATGGATGTATTGATTGAGTGTGTTAAAATCGCAATGAAACAATATAAGCCAGAAATTTTAGAAGATGATGTAAAGTTAGAAGAAATCTTAGATCTTCCAACTGTGTATAAAATCGTAGAGGCTGCCTCTGGAGTTAAAATCCAGGAAACAGACCTACTAAATATGTAATAACTAAAGAGGTGCTATGAATGGCTGATATACAGTCTAATATTCAGGTTAATGTTGATACCTCAGGGGCATTAGCACAACTTAAAGCACTTCAAAGACAGATATCTACTTTCCACACCTCTTTAGCAAAAAGTACAGCAACAGCAGCAAGAGCACAACAAGAATTACAAGATAATTTAATTAATTCTATTAATGCTACTGGCAAATTTGCTGCTAGTATGCGAACAATTAAAAGTAGTACTGAGTCTTTTACTGAATCATTAGAAAAAAATAAGTTTTCAACTCGTGAATATTTTAGGTATGCTGGAGCAGCAACTAAGACTTTTGGAAAATTATTTAAATCAGAGTTTGACACAATTAGCAAAGTTGCTGAAGAACGTGTTAAAACTATGCAAACCCAGTATATTAAAATGGGTAGAGGTGCAAATGGAGCGCTTCAGTCAATAGCAGTAAGACCACTCACTCTTGACATGGAAGACTTATCAACAAAAATTGCATTAGCATCACAAAAACAACAATTATTTGGGCAGTTATTAAAACAAGGTTCAACTAATCTTTTAAATTTTGGTAAAAACACTCAATGGGCAGGTCGCCAACTTATGGTTGGTTTTACAATTCCACTTACTATTTTTGGAACTAAAGCATCTCAGGTATTTATGGATCTTGAAAAACAAGCAATTAGGTTTAAGCGTGTTTATGGTGAAATGTTTACAACAACAGCAGAAACAAATAAGGCGCTAGAAGATATAAGGTTATTAGCACAAGAATTTACAAAATATGGCGTAGCAGTTGTTGATACTATGAAAATGGCTGCAGATGCAGCAGCAACTGGTAAAATGGGTGCAGATCTTCTTGCACAAGTTGCACAAGCAACAAGGCTTGCTGTTTTAGGTTCAGTAGAACAAGATCAAGCACTTGAAACAACTATATCTTTAACAAACGCTTTTGGGATTGCAGCGGATGACTTAGCAAATAAAATTAACTTTCTTAACGCAGTTGAAAACCAAACTGTTGTTAGTATTGAAGACTTAACAGTTGCAATTCCAAAGGCTGGTCCAGTCGTACAACAATTAGGCGGTGATGTTGAAGATCTTGCATTCTTCTTAACAGCAATGAAAGAAGGTGGAATTAATGCGTCAGAAGGTGCAAACGCATTGAAGTCTGGTCTTGCTTCATTAATTAACCCAACCGACAAAGCATCTGGAATGCTTCAAGATCTTGGAATAAACATTCAGGGTATTGTTAACGCAAATAAAGGAAATGTTAAAGGAATTGTTGTAGATTTTGCCAATGCACTAGATCGGTTAGCACCACTTGATAGGGCAAAAGCAATCGAACAACTTTTTGGTAAGTTTCAATTTTCAAGACTTTCAACATTATTTCAAAATGTTACAAAAGATGGAACACAAGCAGCAAGAGTTTTACAATTAACTGGAGCATCAGTAGAAGAACTTGCGGTACTGTCTGAAAGAGAATTAGCAGCAGTAGAAGATGCAACTGGAACCAAGTTCAAGAAGTCTATGGAAAATCTTAAACAGTCCTTGGCACCAGTTGGAGAACAGTTCTTAAAAGCAGTTACTCCAATTGTAGAATTTATTGGAAAAATATTAGAAAAATTTAATAACCTTGGTGATGGTGGAAAAAGAATTGCTGTAATTCTTGCAACAGTAGTTGGAGCGATTGGTCCAGTATTTTTGATGACGTTTGGTTTGATAGCAAACGGTGCTGCAAACATTATTAAACTGTTTGGAACAATGCGAAATGGATTTTTAGGATTAGGAAAACAATCAGATCAGTTAGCATTTCAAACGCAATACATGTCATCAGAACAAATGGAAGCAGCAGCAATTGCTTCGTCATTAGATCAAGCACATGCAAGATTAATACAAACATTTACACAAGAGGCTAATGCGCTAGATGCATTAAATAATGCATATAGAAGAGCAATTTCCGCAGGACAAAACTTTGCTAATGCAAACCCAGGTGCAATGTTGCCACCGATTAGAGGTGGAAAAACTCCAGGAGGATTAATTCTTCCAGGTTATGCAAAAGGCAAGGGCGTACAGATTGTTCCAGGCAATGGGCCAGGTAACAAAGACACAGAACTAGCAATGCTTGCACCTGGAGAGGCTGTTATATCTGCACCATTAACAAAAAAATATGGGCCACTAATTAACTCAATGATTGCTGATAATATTCCTGGATATGCAACAAGCAGAAAGCCAAGAATTTTTAGTCAAACAGCAAATAGAGAGTTATTTGCAAATGCTCCTGCAGGTTCAGACAGAGCAAGGATCCCAGTTGGTGGTCCGGAAATGGTGTATTCTGTTGCAGGCATGATGGCTCCTGCAAGTGTAAACGATACTCCTCTAGGAATGACTAAAGAGTATGCACAGAGCGCTTTAGGTAAATCTGCTATGTTGGCCAATGTTCAAGTTGAACTTGAAAGGTTTATGACAAATACATCGGAAATTTCTGCAGTTTTGGATAGAATTAGTCCAATACTTAGTACTGCTGCGGATGAATTTGACGGAAGCATTGAGTCATGGCAGCAAGCATCTCAAAAGGCAATTAGAGAAATAGAGTCAATTCCAGAATTAACTGCTGAACAAAAGATTGCAGCAAGAAGAAGAATTGCTCCAACAAGAGAAGACTATGCAGTTGCAAGCGATACAATCTATGAAGTAAAGCCTGGTGGACAAGTAAAGAAAAGAGATGAGAGACAAACTAGTGCGTATGGCGCAGCAAGACAACGACAAATTTTGGCTGCACAAGGATATGATGTTTCTGGATTTGAATATGCACATATGCCAGGATATGAAAAAATTTCTAGGGAAAGAGTTAGGCCAGTAAAAGAGGCAACGTTTAGTGGTGTTGATCCTTCTATGTATACGGCAGAACAAAAGGCTGCATTGCAAAAAGCAAGACAAGAGATTGAAAGTTTTACAATAAGACTAAGTGATTTTGAAAGAGAAGTTAGCAAAGGTGTTTCAGAGCAACAACAAACAAATCAAGCACAAAATAAACTACAACAAGCGCTTTCTATGCAAGCACAAAAAGCACAGGCCTCAAGTTCTTTAATTCTTCCAGGTCAACCAGGATTTACTCAAACTGGTAGGATTAGAACAAAACTTGCTAAAGGAATTAAAAAAGTTCCAGGCACTGGAAGTAAAGATAACTTCCCAGCAATGCTTGCTCCAGGAGAAGCAGTAATTCCAGCAGATATGACAAAGAAATACCAGCCAATAATTAATGGAATGGTTGCTGGTAGCATACCTGGTTTTGCTGAAGGATGGACCGGAAATCCTGGATCTTGGAGAGATTCATCAGGAATGACAGAGGATCCATTTGCTAATGTTGGTGTTCCAATTGAGCCAGAAAGTGTTAGACGTTCAGGACAAACAATTGGAGATATGTTTTCAAAAGTTGCAAAAGGTGCAGCAAATGCAATAGGTTCTGCAATAGTTGCTCCAATGTCAAAACAAATTGAACAGGACATGGCAGAGGTTGATGCTGAACATAATGCAAAAATGCGAAGCATGGCTAGTAAGTTTAGTCAAACAAATCAAACACCAATACAAGAAGACCCTTATGCAAATATTGGTGTAATACCAGCAGATGCTACATCAGATAAAAGAAGAGGTAGATTTGCAAGAGCAACTGGAGCCTTTCGTAGTGGTGGATTGTTGCGAGGTGGCGGAAGGGGTAGAGTAGCAGGATCAACAGTAGATCCACAAATGGCTGCAGCACAATTAGAACAACAACGCAGGTTTATGCAAAGAACTAATGGTGCAATGATTGCAATGAATGGTTTAACACAGGCAGCATCAATGATGGGCAATGGAATTCAAGATAAAATTGCTCCAATGATGATGGGCATGAATATGTTAACTATGGGTATGCAAATGGTTACTGGTCCAAAGAGTGCATTAGCACTAGCAGCAGTAGCAGTTGGCGGAACATATTATGCACTTAAAAAACAAAACGAGGCATTATTAAAGAAAACAATAGAAACTACAGTAGCAATGGGTGCAGGAACAAAGTCAATGAGAGACTTAGCAAAGGCTACTGGCAAAGTTTCTGCTGGTGAAATTATGGATAGAAGAAGAGCAGCAAAAATGTCTCAGTTCCAAATCCAAACAGGAAAGAAAACATTTGGACAATCATTTGTTGAAGGTGAACAAGGTAAAAAAATGATTGAGCAGTTTGGCCAAAGAATGAAAGATCTTGGACCAGGTGGACAACAGGTTGCTCAAAGTGAAATGGTTTCACAACTAGCCACAGCAATCTCAAGCGGTATTATGACACCAGCACAAGCAAGAAGTGTTGCTGCAAACATTGGCGAGGCAATGGGGGATAGATCTTTTGGAATTAATGTTAATGCTCAACTTATTGAACTTATGGGTGTTAATGGAGAAAATCTTCTTAAAGACCCAGTTGCTGTTAGAGTAAAATTAATTGAAGATGCTAAATCAAATGTTGGTAGAGCAGCAGATGCAGCAAATAAGTCTGGAAGACTTACTGCTGGACAGGCTGGTAGAGCAGGGCTATTTGGTATTGGTGGCGCTGCTGGAGGTGCAGTAGCAGGGCTTATGGTTGGTGGTAGCGTTGCTGCAGGTATGGCAGCAGCAGGAGCAACTGCAGGATCAGTAGTTCCAGTAATAGGTACTGCAATTGGAGCAGTTGCTGGTCTTGCAATTGGAGCAATGATTGGATTAAAGAAACGAAATCAAGCAATTGCAAAAGCAACTGGAGCATCAGTTGCAATGCAACAAATTGCCTTGGAACAAAGTCAAGAATTATTAGATTCTTATGATGTTGAAAATCAAAAGAAAATTCAACTATTAGAAACAGATGGAAAACTTGCTGAAGCAGCAAAAGCAAGAGCAGAATATGAAGAGGGAAGATTAAAGATACTTGCTCAAAATGCAAGTCTTAATACACAAATTTTAAATTCATATAAAAATGCCACAGGAAAAGGTGTAAGAGATAAACTTCTATTTGGCTCAGAACAAGCAGCAGTAGCAAAATATAAAGGTACGCCAATGGAAGCAATTGCTGGTGGTGCTGTAGAAGGAATTAAGTCATTAGGATTAAATAAAGAACAGCAATACTTGTTAAATATTCAATTATCATCTGGACAACTTCAGCCAACACAGGTTATGGACCTTGTTAGTTTGTTCCAGGGAGACAAAGCAGGAGCAGCAAAATTTGTTGATATAACAACTAGGTTTGGTGCAACAATGGGTAATGAGGCCATGGGTGTTGCATCAATGTTTGTTGATCGTACTGGAAAACCATTAGACAATGTTCAAAAAACATTAATAGCAAACGTTGCTGCTGGAAAAACACCAGCGGAAGCACAAAAACTTATAGACTTTTATAATGCTCTTGGTAAAACTGGAACAGTTCTTGATATGGAGGTTGTTGGTAACTTTTTAATAAATAATCCAAATACAGCATCTATTTTGCAGGGTGTAATCTCAGATATACAAAATCAAAAGGGTAAGATTAACCTTACGCTTGCAACAAAATTGTTGGGAGCAACTCCTGCTACATTAGAGTCTTTAAATTCAAACTTAGATTATTTTACTAAATTACCAGCAGAACAACAAAAAGTTTATTTAACAACGTTGGTTACTGCAACAGAAACATTTGATGCAAATAGTCAAGATACAAAGAATTTTATGAAGGAAAGAGGTTTGTCTTACAAAGGAACTCCGCAGGCTGGAAGAGGAAAATTTCTTCCAGATATGCAAGTTACAAAAGAATATGTTAATCAAGCAAAAGGAAACTTTCAAGCAGAGCAGGTTACTAAAGCAGCAAAAGAGGCAGCAGCAAAGGCAGGTAAAGATGGCAAAACTGGAGATGGAGATAAAAGAGATACCACTTTTGATGATTTGTTAAAACGACTTAAACTTGTACAAAACAGTTCTATTAATGCACTAGGTGGGCTTAAAGAATTAAAGAAAGTAATGTCTGGAAGCGGTGCAATCAGTCTAACCAAATTTAAAGGTATTGATCAACAACTTTTAAGCAATGGCAAAGTAAGTCAAGAATTTTTGGATTTTGTAGATTCTCTTGGCCCAGAAGGAATACAAAATGATCTTGATAAGTTTATTGAAAAAGGTACAAAGGGATTATTAACTCTTAATGAGGCTGGCAAAGCCATTATGCGTGGTATGGTTGCTGCTAAACTTGGAGAGTACCAAGTAAACATTAAAAACACAATTCTATCACTTAATCAACAAACACAGGCCACATCAAAACTTATAAAGGCTGGATTTACATTTGCTGAAGCACAAGAACTCGCTAAAGATCAAACTCTTGCACTTGCTATTGCTAACAATGAGTTGAGTCCAAAACAGTTAAAAGAACTTAAGAAACAAACAAGAGAACTAACCAATGCTCAAAAAGAATATGAAAGAGTAACAAAAATTGCTCTAATGGATGAAATGGATGGTCAAAAGGCTAGATTTGAAATGGTACAAAAATATGTTGTGCTTCAGGAACAGTTAATTGAAAATCAATACGCTTCTGAAAAAGCAGTTTTAAATTCTCGTCAAGCAGCAAATGAATATGCATTAGGAAAAATATCACAAGAAGAAGATGCAATTAATAAGAAATATGATAAAGAGATTGAGGCTTTAGATAAAGTTGCAGCAAAACAAGAAGAAATTAATCAAATACAACAAAGAAGATTTAGTTTGGCACAAGCGCTTGCTGGTGGAGATATGGCTGGCGCTGCTGGAGCAATTCAAGAAATTAGACAAGCAGAGGCTCTTGCACAAATTGAAAGAAGACGTAAATCAATTGAAGAAGCAAGAAAGAAACAACTTGCAGGGGTTCAGTTTAATGGTAAAACAAGAGAACAAATTGAGGCAGATAATAAAGCAATCGTAAACAGTTTAGCGGATATTGAAGAAAAAATTAGGCTTGCTAAAAATGCTTTAGACGATGAACTTAAGAAAACTATTGGAATGACGAGGGTTGAAATACAGGCTGCAGTTTCTGGAATATCTGCTGCACTAGATGCTGGTGTTGATCCAAACAATAAAAAGTTTTTGGGACAAATTTTAAAGGGTGTTGTTGGAGATGCAAATGATACAGTTGATGCTCTTGCATCAGTTGGAACTGCAATTGAAAAATTACTTGCAAAACAAGCAGAAGCAAAAGCAAAATATGATAATGATAAATTTGCAGAGCAAAAACTTAAAGAGGAACAAGAGGCAAAAGCAGCAGCAGATAAAGCAGCAGCAGAACTAAAGGCTAAACAAGATGCCGCCTCCGCTACTTCGGTTGCCGCAGCAGCAGCAGCAAGGCCTGATGGTCAACAATATATTGTTGTTGGTGGAACTATTATTCCGATTAACCAACCTCCAAAACCTGTAAAAGTAAAAGAACCAACTTACAAAGATAAGTTAAGGCAGATGGGAATTTTGTTTAACTCTGGAGGATTAGTTCCTAAATATATGAATATGGGTGGAGTAGTTCCAAAATATTTTGCAGCAGGTGGATACGGCAAGGGAACAGATACTATCCCAGCAATGTTAACTCCTGGGGAATTTGTAGTAAGAAAAAGCGCAGTAGACTCTCTTGGCATTGACACAATGAAATCTATAAATAAAGGTGAACTGCCAAGTAACAACTCAGTGTATAATTATAGTCTAAGTGTTAATGTTTCAAATAGTAATGCAAATGCAAATGAAATTGCAAGAGTTGTTATGAATCAAATTAAACAGGTTGATTCACAAAGAATTAGGGGTAGTAGATAATGGCAACAGCATCATATATTTTAGGTAGAAAAAGATATGCTAGACCACAGGCCGTAATTTGGTCGGAAAATGCAGGTACATTAGATGCAACTGGTATTTATATTCCTACTGGTCAAGAAATAGGTGCTGACTCTACTTTAGCAACTACATCACAACCAGCAAATCAATTTTTAATTTTATCTGATCACAACAGATCTCCAATACAATTTAAACCAACAAGAATTGAACAAAGACAAAGAATGATTAATGGAAATATGAGATCTCATCATATTGCAGACAAAATGACAATTTCTTTTTCTTGGGACAAGTTGCCATCAAGGGCACATCTAAGAGTTGCAGATTTTGATTCAACTGGAAAATCTGATCTTACTGGACAAAACGAATATACAGCAGATGGTGGTGCAGGTGGAGTAGAATTGCTTGATTGGTATGAAAATCATCAAGGACCATTCTGGATGTTTTTATCATATGACAATTATAAAAACTTTGGCACTGATGATTCAGCATACTTACATCTAACAAGTTACAGTGAAATTATGCAGGTTTATATTGCAGACTTTAGTTATGATGTTGTAAAACGAGGCGGAAGCAACCACGATCTTTGGAATGTTTCTGTATCTTTGGAAGAAGTGTAATGTTTAACAATACAGTATTAAAAAATCATTTTCAAAATTCACCAACTGTCCAATCACGATCAAAAATAGTTGCTGAATGGAATATGAATATGCCAGATAATATTTTTAAACTTGGCAATTATAGATATCGACCACAAAGTAATGATACAAGATATTTAACTATTCAATCAACTTTTGATGCAAATGATATAGGACAGTTTTATACTGGTGCAACAGATGCTGACGTTGTTGTCGATGGCGGAGTAGACGATGACGATAATCCAATTATATATACTGCAACAAAAGAACAACTTAAACTATACTATTCTTTAGAAGATTGCATTAAGCCATTTAGACCAAGATCAGGCATTAATAAAATATCTTATATTCCAGGAAACTATATACCATCATTTACAACTGATGCGTTAAATAATCAAGGTTCTTTTTTTACACAAAGACCTAGATATTATATGCCAGACAGAAATGATCAATTTAAATATTGGACATCTTATAGAACTGAAAAAGAGTCTATATCTTCAGCAAATACAACAGAGCGTGGTATAGCAAATAGACTTATAGGACAGTCTTATTATCTAGATGATGCAGCCCCGTTTGTTGTTTATAAAAACGATGTTCCATCTAATAGAGTTATTGTTAAAATGCAAACAAACGTTGGTGGTGTTAATTTAGGTCCATATCAATCTACTATTGGAACTTTAGCAGATCCGTTTTATGGTACCGCAAACAAAACAACTCCAGTTATATGGAAGATTCAAATATTGCAAGGAAATCAGTGGGTAACTGTTCAAGATTTCAATTTTGCATCAAGAAGGCCAGATGGATCACCAATTGTTCCAGATGATGGGTATGTAGAATTATCCTATGGATTAAAAATTCCAGATCAATATAAATCTCGTTTTATTCATGCTGAAGTGTTATCATCAACTAGTTTGTTGCCAACAGATGCGGTAGATGGATATGCATATTTGGTTATTACTAATGATAGTGATAAAGGAATATATCATATTTGGAATAATTTAAACAATGTGTATGAACAGTTTGTTCCTGAATACACTTGGTTTTTAACAGATGATTCGTTAGATCAAACAAAACATTTTGTTACTGATTTAACCAATCCATCGTCATATATAGAGGCTACAACAAGTCAGATTAAGTATAGAGAGTTTGCATATATTAAAGGTATTAGAATTGTTGTTGACTCTATGAATAAATTTAACTCTACCTTTAATCTTATTGAATTTTCTCCTAGACTAAATGTAGATATTTCTAATAGAGTGTTATCGTATAATGTTACCAAGTCTTTGGGAGATTTGGGTTCAGGCGCTCTGCCGATTGGTCGATTGCTTGCTTCTACTGGTAACATAAGTATTTTTGATGAAGATCAATCGTTTAATGAAAACAATTTAGACAGTATAATTTATAAGTATGTAAGAAAAAATGTTAAGTTTACATTTTATGAAAATATTATTAACGTATATGGATATGATTATTTAATTCCTATTAAAACTTTGTACTCTGAAGGTTTTCCACAAGCAGATATTACTGGTGGAACAATATCTATACAATTAAGAGATTTATATTTTCATTTTGAATCAATGCCAGCACCACAATTATTTATTACAAATGTTTCTTTAAGTTATGCAATTGCACTTCTTTTAGACTATATTGGTTTTAGCAATTATATATATAAAAGAAATGTTAGCGATATTGAGCCAGTAATTCCATATTTTTTTGTTAGTCCAGATAAAAATCTGGCAGAAATTTTAAATGATTTAGCAATATCAACTCAAACAGCAATGTTTTTTGATGAATATAATAATTTTGTTGTTATGAGTAAAGAATATTTAATGCCTAATTTATCAGAAAGATCAACAGATTATGAACTTATAGGTTCAAAAGTAACTGATAAAGTTTCTGAAATTATTGTTTTAACAGATGATGGAGAAGCACCAACAAGCACTGCAACAGAAGAGTTAGACGCAGGATTTTATAATACTACATTTTGGACAGAAGAATTAGGTCAAGGTAGTGCATCATTTATTGAAAATACTGCTAATGTTATTAGAAACAAAATTATTAATGGCAAAAAACTACCAAATATTATTAACATATCATCACAAGATAAAAAAGTATATAATGATGGAAAGATTACTTATAAAACAAGGTATATTGATAAAACATATAGCCAGTTAGGACAAGAAACAAATATAGGATCAGAAGACAAGTCTTGGATATATAAGCCATCATTATTGTGGCAAATACAGGACACACAAGAGTCTAAGATTGGAAATAGTTCAGGTGGATATAGCCTTGCTGCTCTTGTTTTAAATAAAGATCTTAGCAATTTACCTCCCACCGTTCAAGGTGGAATTATTCAAAACAACATTGTTGATTTTGGTGAAAGTGCATATTTATTGGTCAGGTATCAAGGTTATTTTTATGCAAATGGTGAAATTATAAGATATGATGCTGTTGAATATAATGTTGCAGGAACTGGAAATGTTTGGATTAGTAATGATGCTGAATATAAATATTATTTATCAAACATGCCATTTAATGGAAAAATATATCATACTGGTAGAGTAAGGATATATTCTGAGCCATATTATGAACTTATTGCCGGAACAAGCAGAATGAAAGAGGGTCCGGTAATGTCAAGCGGAAGGGCACAGTTTGGAACACAAATTGCATACCACACTGCTGGTCTTTTAGAAGAATGGGTTAGTTATGACAATAGAAAAGGCTGCGTTATGGAGTCACAGTATCTTTTTGGAGCAAGTTCTTTTGCTGGAAGTACAACCGTTGGTCCCGCTGGCATAAATAATGATTTGGCTAAAAAGTCTACAGCCAATGGCGTTGTTAAAAAATATTTAGGTAAATCTAATTTAACAGAAAATGAAATATCAACAACTAATATTATTAACCCACAAAAACATAAAGGTGTCATACAGTCATCAGCGCTTGTTTTAAAAGGACCAAATTTTACAGGTAATGATCCAAATCCAACAAATGTTATTACACTTATTACTAAAAGTTTTCAAGATAGGTATAACTATTTTGGTACAAGAATTAGAATTATTGGAGCATCTGTTGGAGAAATTCAAGATGAAAATAATGAGTCATACAAAACACTTATTCCATTAGATGGATCAATATATTATCAAATTCCAACAGATTCTCCAAACCAAACAATTAAAGTTTCTGGAAATTCTGGAGGACTTGGTGTATTAGTTAATGCAGCAAATAATAATGGTTATTATTTTGAAATTATTTCTTTAGATGGTGGAACTGAAGAGCAAGCAAATATTATATTTTATAAAATTAAAAAAGATTCTAGTTCTACCAAAGCAATCCCAGAACTATTGTGGAGTGGAAATGGAGATATTTTATCTGACTCTGGAAATTTTGTTGGTGTTTCTAAGAAATTTGAAGATAAATATACAACAGTTTATGATTTAGCAGTAGAGTATGTAGACGATACTTTGGGTGGAAATAGCAGAAGATTTTATTTATATATAAATAATGTTTTAATTGCTACAGTTGACGATAAAGATCCACTACCTAAAAATTATAATACCGCACTATTTACTCGTGGTGGATCAAAGTGTATGTTTGAGCACATACTTGCTATGGGTCCAAACTATTCTACTACTGGATCAACTGTTATAACTGAACCAATTAGTAAGGTGTTTAGTGGCAACTCAATTAATATTAAAGACTCACTAAGAAAGTATGCATTAAGTGGCGTATTACAAGATACATACTTGTCTGGTGTTGGTCCTGGAAATAATCCAAATTATAAAATTTTTTATGATGAGTTTGGAACTATTATGAGAGAATGTTCATATTTAAATATTAGATTTGATAATGCATATCCAGCATTATCTTCACAAATACTAAAGCCACAAGATAGGGTAAAAGATTTTACTATTTCAAATTATAAATCAAATGCTTACGGTGCAGAATTTTTAATATTTAATTCAACTGACTCTTTATTAGATTTAGGAACCACATCTTTTAACTTTTTAAATATTCTTGGTATTGCATTTACACAAGATAATACTAATACACTAACTGTTGACGATTATTTTAAGAAAACTTCAAGTTTTTCAGATCAAGAACTAAAGGGAAATGTTATTATATATTCACCTTTGATTGAGGAACAAAAATATAATACTATTAAGAATAGTAGAATTATTTACGGAAAAAATGAATTTTCTATTGAAAGTGATTATATTCAAACATCTGACGATGCTGAAAATTTAATGGGATGGATTATTAATAAATTAATGCAACCTAAAAAAGCAGTAGGAATTGAAATTTTTGCAACTCCAATAGTTCAATTAGGAGATATTGTTACTATTGATTATAAAAATAATAGTGGTGTTGATATGGTTGCTACACAAAACACAAGATTTATAGTTTATAATATTGAATATAACAGAAGTAGTAGTGGCCCATCTATGACAATTTACTTGAGTGAGGTGTAATATGGAATACTGGCAACAAGAAGAAATGTCTATGAATACTGCAATATATAAGGCTATTGAAAATAAAAATATTGCTGCTGCCAATAATATAGAGTGGTGGCAACAAGAACTGTTGGATTCAACAAAAGATAAAGGGGCTTATGGGTCTGCTCCAATATCTTCAAGCAATAATGTAAGCAATGTGGCAAATATGACGGCAACACCGCCAACACCAACTTCTCAACCACCACAACAATCTTCTAATTTAGTAACAAATGCATCGGTAAAGATTGCCACACCTCAGTATGTAGACTTTGATGAAAATATATTAAATCCTATTACAGAAGGAGATATTGTTAACTTATTTTTTGAACAAATTGCTGGACATGAACTATTAATATTAAGCAATAAAAACTTTGTAAATACTAAAAACATTGATTATCAGCCTATTGCAAATATCTCAAACTTTAAAAATACGTATGATCCTAAAAAAATCATAGCCCTTCAGGATACTTCAGATGTATATTTTTTCAATTTTGCCATTAATCTTCTTTCTAGAATCCCAGATATTCCAACAGATTCTAGCACAAATGGTACTAATGTATATATAGACGCAAATGGAGATTTAGTCATAGAAACAAAAGATAACGCCATTGATGAAAGAGTTCAAATTGAAATCATTTCAGGTGGTACAATAGATACTGATATATTAGAGGTGGATGAGGCTTGATAACTAATACTGGTAAAGAAATTGTTGCAAAGTACCTTTTGGGCACTGCCCCAGCATTTGCATCCTATATGGCATTTGGTGCTGGGCCACAACCTTTAGGATCTGCAGATTCACATAGTTTTAATACATATGCACAAAAAGAGTTATTAGACTTTGAAATGTTTAGAGTTCCCATCTCTTCTAAAGGATATGTGTATGAAGATGGAGTAAATAAATTAGTATTTACAGCAGAACTTCCTAGCCAAGAAAGATATGAAATTACTGAGATTGGTATTTACTCTGCAGGAAGCAATCCGTCTGCTGCTGGATTTGACAGTAGAAACATTGTACTGTTTTCACAAGAAGAGGCCTGGCAGTCAGTAACTACATCAACAGCAAACATACCAACAGTAACAACTCCATTAGACTCTCAAGATGATAATGTTATTGACGTTGCGTATGATGTTTTTCAGGCTAATGCAGACAATAGAACTTTTTTTAATCCCAACAGGGATGATTATCATGAAAGATGTAGGTTTTTTAATAATGTAGTTTTAGTGGCTGGAGACTTTTCTAGTATTAAGGATGCTACATCTTCTACAGATCTTTCATCTGCATATCATATTTTAAAAACTGGAACATCAATTAATTTGTCTCAGAACTCTTTGTCTGATAAAATTAAAATTGCTTTTTCAGTTATTAATCAATCATCATCTTTAGTTCTTTCAACACCATATACTGGACCAGATAGTGTAAAAATTATTATTGATTTTATAAATACATCAACAAAAAAGGCAAGGTTGATTTATAATGTTATACATACTGGAACAAAGTCTATAAACAATAAATCTTTAACATCAAACGTAGCGACATTAACAACATCTTCATCACATTCATTTGCAGTCGGGGACAAGATATTAGTGACTGGCGTAGATAATACATTTGATGGCACACATATAATTACATCAACTACAAGCACAACATTTTCTTATTCAAAAACAGCAGACAATGTTTCATCAGTAGCGGTATCTCCTGTTGGTCAGGCAGTTGGCATTGATTTTTCAACAAACAGATATTATGCTATGGAGAAAAATATATCAGATGCAGTACAAGAAGACGGATTTAGTTGGGCAGATGTTACATCTATAAAAATTTATGCATGTGCAGTTACAAGCAATGCATTGGATGACAACTACTACATAGGTCTTGATGCAATACGAGTTGATAATGTTACAGCACAAAATCCATTGTATGGATTAACAGCATATACAATAGTAAAAAATGCTGATGAGCAGCCAATATTAAAAGCATCAAATACAAATAACTATATAGAGTATAGGATGTCTGTTGGTGTCCAATAATGGCAGATAAAAATATTAAAAAATCTATTATTAAAAAAAAGGATCTTCCTCCATTTAGTGGAGAAACAGGTAAAATAAGATTAAGATATAGGGTTATTTCTGAAGATAGAAACAGATCCTCACATTGGTCAAAAATACATGAAATTGCAATGCCAGTAATTGTCTCTCCATATTCATATACTTTAAGTATACAAAAACAAGGCAATACTTCAATTCATGAAATAATTTTACAATGGACTAAACCAGAAATATACTTACAAGTAATGAGAAATTATGATATATTTTTAAAAACAAATACCGCAGTTGGAGAGCCAGAAATTTCAACCTACTCATACAACCAAACACAACAAGGGTTTTTTAGTGTTAGATTTTTATTGGATCAAAATGACGTAGATAATTTTAATGTTATTGTTCAAGAGGCAACATATGATAGGAAAATTAATACTAATCAAATTTTGGTTCAAACCACGAAAGAAAATCTTTAATTAGGAATGTGCTATAATTAAATATCATGCCTGAGTTACCAATTCCACAAAGAGGTCAGCCACTAGATGTTTCATACATCTCTAGTATTGTTACAACAGTCAATCAACTTTTAAGACAGTCTTCTCCAACATCGTCTAACAATACAAAGATTGTTGGAACCACAACACCAAGAACAGAGTATGCTGTTCCAACCCCAGGTGCATCTATATATGGAGAAACAGTAAATGTAACTAATGCTGCAACAACAACTGCAGGTGGAGAGGTTCCTTTTAAAGTTAATTTTAGTTTTAAGTACCCACCAATTGTCGTAGCAACACCTTGGAACAAAGGTGGAACAGAAGCAGGAAAGAATGTTTCTATCTATCTTACAAATGTTACAACATCAGAAGCAAACCTTGTTGCAAAGTTTGCATCTAATGGTGTTGCTACAATAGATGTAAACGTTCTTGTAATTGGAATTCCAAATTGAAATGCGTAAAGTGTAAAGGCAAAGTCCTAGTAGATCGTCAATTTAGCACATCAGAGCATCTTGAGGTATACTGTATTGTATGTGGTAAAAGAAAATTTTATCATCCACCAGATAGTTCAAAAGAGGGATCATGGTTGCTTTCTCAGGAAAAGACAAGGGCAAAGACTACAATAGCGCCCCTGTAATTTCTGGCAGCAAAAAAATATGGTTTCTTAATGGAGACCTTGTTAGAATATATCATAGCAGCAGGGCAACTGGTACTATAACTTTATACAATATAAATAAAGATCAAAATGAAATTTGTTTTACACATGAATTTAAAAAGAAGAGAGAACGAGCATTTACTGTGAATGAAACTTCACAATTATTAAACAGGCATAGAAAATATATGCCACGTTTAATGAAAGATGGTATTATTCCATATCCAAAGGGATGTAGCAAAGATGGCAAAACAGGATTTCAGATTAGATCATATTATTCTGAAAGTCAGGTTAGGGAAATGCGAGATATTCTTGCATCAATTCATCAAGGCCAGCCTAGAAAAGACGGGTTGGTAACAAATAATAATACGCCTACTAAGCAAGAGTTGACACGCAGAATGGGTGATGGTATACTTACTTATACGAAAACTGAAGACGGTAGATTTATTCCTGTTTGGAATGAAAGCATTAACTAGGCCTTGGAGGGCTAATGGAACAAAACGATGAGACTAAGGTATCTGTTACTTTAGGCTATACGCTAAATCTTGGCAACTTTCAATCGCTACGGCTTGATTTGGGCGTAGTAGATTCAAAGAGGCAGGGTGAGACCACAAACGAGGCTATGGAACGTGTCTATGGCTTTGTAGAGGCTAAATTGACTGAGAAGATCAACGAGGCTAAAGCAGAAATAGCAGAGTAATGGCTGAACGCAAAGACCGAATGGCTTTGCTAAGTAGGTATGGTAAATATCATGCTGAAAAATATCAGGCAAAGTCTATTTTAAATTTAAACGTAGAGCAGTGGGCTTCTGATGCCTTGATTGAGTCTTATGGATTACCAGCCTGTTATGATTTATTAGAGTATTATTTTAAAGTGGCACAAGAGCCATCGTGGAATTATTTTGCATATAATGCTGAAAAGATATTGAAAGCAAAACTTGATAAAGAGCAAGATGATAGAGAACGAAAAGAGAGACGTGGCAAAGCAAGGGAATGGCTAAGTGAATAATTCAGAGGCAAAAGTAATTAACGCTGTATTAAAAGATAAACAGATCCATGTTTTGCTTCAAGCAAACATAGACAATCTTTTGCGTACACACTCTGATATTTGGACATTTGTAAGAAATTATTTTGAACATAACAGTTCTGTGCCACCTACATCTTTGGTTGTAGAAAAATTTAGAGACTTTGAATTAATTGAAGATGTTGGTGCAACAAAGCATCACCTTGAAGAATTACAACATGAGTATCTTAATGATAGTCTTAAAGATATTCTTCGTTCTGCTGCAACAGATGTACAAAATGATAAGGGTTCAGAGGCGCTTAATAATCTAATTACAAAAACTTCAGAGTTAAAAAAGAATACATCTGCTGTTCGTGATATTGATGTTATTGATTTAGATTCTGCAATTGCATATTTCGATCATCTTAAAAAGATGGAAGCAGCAGGTAATGTAGGAATTAAAACTGGACTGCCAGGATTTGACAACTATTTGCCTTCTGGAATTACTGCTGGCCAATTAGGAGTATTTCTTGCTTATCCAGGAATTGGTAAATCATGGCTTGCGCTTTACTTTGCAGTACAGGCTTGGAAGCAAGGCAAGACACCATTGATTATTAGTCTTGAAATGTCTGAAACAGAAGTTCGTAATCGTGTATTTACAATTATGGGTGAAGGGCTTTGGTCACATCGTAAAATTAGTCAAGGTAACATTGAAATAGATACATTAAAAGAGTGGCACAAACGCCACCTTGAAGGAAAGAATCCATTCCATATTATCTCAAACGATCAAGGTGGAGAGATTAGCCCATCTGTTCTACGTGGAAAGATAGACCAATACAAACCAGATTTTGTTATTGTAGACTACCTACAACTTATGACACCAAACCAAAAGTCTGATAATGAGACTGTAAGAATGAAGAATTTATCTCGTGAACTTAAACTTATGGCTATCTCAGAAGAGGTTCCAATTATTGCTATTTCTTCTGCTACCCCAGACGATGTCAATGATTTAAGCAGCGTACCAACACTTGGACAAACAGCATGGTCTAGACAGATTGCTTATGATGCCGACTGGGTCATGGCTCTTGGTAGGGCAACTAACTCGGACATCATTGAGTGTGCCTTTAGAAAGAATCGTAATGGTTTTATGGGCGAGTTTTTGGTGCAGGTAGACTTTGATAAAGGTTACTATCGTTATAAAGACTACGAAGATAAGGCGTTATAATATAATGTGTCACTTCATCACAAACCGATCAAAAACTTTTATCTTGATGGCGTAATCAAGGATGAATCTCATATACCTAGACTTAAGGAAGAATATCTTAGATTGTTGGTCATCCAGATGCGGGAAACTGGGTATGCACCAAGAATTGACATTGAGCCAGACTTTACGCTAAAATATGATAGTGACAAGAATTGTTTTGAATTTGGTCTTACAGCATATGGAATGTACGTGGGAAGAAAGAAGATACAATGGATTATCGCAGTAGACGGGTACAGACCAATACATATACAGAAGACCAGATTAAAAGAGTCCTTATCGGGTCAGGCGTAACTATAGAATCAGAAGTCGGTTCAGACTTCATTATATTTTGTCCATATCATAATAATACAAGAACTCCAGCAGGAGAAGTGTCTAAAGAAAGTGGATTGTTCTTTTGTTTTAGTTGTCAACAAACTGCAGAACTTCAAGAACTTATTATGAAGATGACTGGACGATCTTATTTTGAGTCCATTCGGTTTATTAAAAGCAAAGAAAAAGAAACCAATATTGAAGATCTTGTAAACAAAAAATTATACAAGCCTAAAGAATTTATTCAATATGATGAGTTATTGATTAAAAGATTAAACAATCAGGCATTAGAATCTCCACGAGCATTACGGTATTTTGAAGGTAGAAAGATTACAAAAATGTCTATTGAAAAGTTTGCTCTTGGATATTCTGATAAACAGGATATGGTAACAATACCAGTTCAATCTCCAGACGGCATGACTATAGGATTTGTAGCAAGAACTATAGAGGGCAAAGAGTTTAAAAATACTCCAGGTTTGCCAAAGAGCAAAATACTTTTTAATTTGCATAGAGTTAAGCAATCTAATAAAATTTATGTTGTTGAGTCATCATTCGATGCAATAAGATTAGATCAAGTTGGAATGCCAGCGGTTGCCACTCTTGGTGCTAATGTTTCAAAAAATCAAATAGAGTTACTAGAAAAATATTTTAATGAAATATGTTTGATATCAGATAATGATGAAGCAGGAAAGTCAATGTCTAAAAAGATGACAGATAAATTAAAATCAAGGGTATCAATAATCCAATTAGACGCTAAGTATAAAGATATCGGAGATATGCAAGACTCTGATATAATTAAGTTAGATAATTCAATAGAAAAGTCCATACTAGAAATGTTGAGGTAATTATGAGTGTAAAAAATGTTTTTGATTCAATTAAAGAAGAATCAACAATTATTGATGTTTTTATGGAAAATAAAAAAAGGTATATGATGATGCTTTCATTTGCACAAGAAGTATTGCGAGAGCCTTCATCGTTGTCTCCACAAGATAGAGAAATTATTGCAGCATATACATCATATTTAAATGGATGTAAATTCTGTTATGGATCTCATCGTCTTTTTGCAGAATCAATAGATGCTGAGATTGATGTATTAGATAGCGGAATTAAATCAATTCCAAATAGACTAACGACAATTTTTAATTTAGTGGAACAATTAACAAAGCATCCATCAAGTATGACAAAAAGACTATATGATGACTGCTATGAGGCTGGATTTACACAAGAGCAGGTTAAAGATGCCATTGCAGTTTGTTCTGCATTTAATTTCTTTAATAGAATTATTGAAGGTCATGGTGTTCAAGAAAACTCTGAAAGTTGGGCCCCTTCTGCACAACAAATTAATTCTGCTGGCTATGATGGTAGGTTTGCTTGAAAATAGGAATAGTAGGTGGTGGAACAGCAGGATATTTAACAGCACTAACTATAGAAAAACATTTTCCAGAGCATAGCGTTACTTTAATAGAAAACTCAACAATTGGAACCATTGGTGTTGGAGAATCAACAACTGGCAGTTTTTTAAGAACCATTAAAAACTTAGATATTGATCTTTTAGAATTTATTAGGTTCTCAAATTGTACAATTAAAGCAGGAAATCTTTTTTCTAATTGGAACAATGAAAACAAAGATTTTTGGATTCCAATATTAAGTCCAGAGGAGTTTTATACAAAAGGTTATTTAGAACTTATATCTTCCGCTATAAAAAATGATAACTCTTTGTTACAAATAGATGAATCTGCCATTTTTGCACTACAAAATAAAATTCCTTTTGATATTGGTATAGAAAAAAATATTAACTTAGCAGTAAATTTAGATAGTGTTTTGTGTTCACAGTATTTAAAACAGGTTGCAATTAAAAGAAAAATAAAAATAATAGATGATTTAGTTATTGGTTTTGAATCTGAAAAAGAGTATATTAAAACAATTTTGCTTTCAAACACAAAACTAGATGTAGATTTTGTTTTTGATTGTTCTGGATTTAACAGGGTTGTTATTGGAAAATTTTATAAACAAAATTGGACAAGCCTTTCTGATACTTTACCAATTAATCAATCTGTTGTTGGACAAGTTCCTTTACAAGATAAACTACCACCTTACGTTAAAACCACAGCATTAGATTATGGATGGTCTTTTGAAATTCCAACAAGCGAAAGATATGGAGTTGGATATAATTTTGATAATAACTATTTATCAGAAGAAGATGCAATAATTGAATTAAAAAATAAAATTAATAGTGGGTGGGAGCCAGCAAGAAGTATTAAATATAATACTGGGTTTTATGAAAATCAATGTATTGGTAATTGCATAGCCGTTGGACTTTCTGGAAGTTTTTTTGAACCAATGGAAGCAAGTTCTTTAATGACAACCACATTTGTTTTAAATAAAATTGTTTTAAAATTTAACGAATATCTTGTTGATAAAATTAGTTTTATAAAAAATATTAACAATGATTTGAAAAATATTCAAAAAGATATTGTTTCAGCAATATATATTCATTATGTTACCAATAAAACAAATAATGATTTTTGGAAAAATTTTACAACAAACAACAAAATGCCAGAAAAAGTACAAGAATTTTTAGAGACTATGAAATTAAAAATACCAGATCCAAAAAAATGTGACTTTGTATATTCAGATAGGTCATATTTAAATGATTATTTTATAAAGATATATTATGGTAATGGTTTAAGAAATAAAGATGTTATTAATAAATATAATGATAAATTATATTATGACTATGTTAAGATGTTAAACAAAAGAACTTTAAATTGGAAAGATCATAAGGATATGATAGAATCAATATAAGCAGATTTGCATTAATTTGCTATCTATGATAAAATAAATAAACACACACAAAGGAGAAATAATATGAGCGTAGTAAAGGGATTAAAAAACATCAACGCCCTGCTCGACAAACCAAAATATGAAGGCAGTGCAATCAAGGTAAGATGGGTTAAGTTGGCTGATGGACAGGCAGCAAAGATCCGTTTTGTAGAAGAGTTAGATGAAGACTCTGCAAGTTATAGTGAATCTCGTGGTCTAGCAGTTGTAGTTGCAGAACACACAAACCCAAAGGATTACAAGCGCAAGGCTGCTTGTACAATTGACACAGAAGGTCGTTGCTTTGGATGCGAGATGGCTCGCAAGGAACCAAAGAGTGGTTGGAAGGCTCGTATGCGTTTTTATTGCAACGTGCTAGTAGATGATGGTCTAGAAGATCCATACATCGCAGTTTGGTCACAAGGCATTAGCAAGCAATCAGCATTCAATACAATTCGTGAATATGCGCTAGAAACTGGAAGCGTATCAAATATTCAGTGGAAGTTAAAGCGTAATGGACAAGGTACTGAAACAAACTATACCTTGATTCCAAGCAAACCAGATACAGAGCCATTTAAGTGGGATGGATTTGAGTTTCATAATCTAGATAAGGTAGTGCGTGAAGTCCCTTATCCAGAGCAAGAATCCTTCTTCTTTGGTTTTGACACACCTTCAGTGACATCAACAAACATTGAATGGTAATTTGTGAACTACGTAGGATTACACGTTCACACACACTATTCACTTATGGATGGTGTTGCGACACCGCAAGAATATATTGACAGAGCCGTGAGTCTGGGTATGCCAGCAATTGCTATCACAGATCACGGCACTTTGTCTGGACATCGTGAGATGTATCGTGCTGCAAAGGCAGCGGGTATTAAGCCAATTCTTGGTATTGAAGGATATATTGCTGCTGATAGATTTGATCATAGAGATAAAGCAGAGAGAACAACTCCACTAGATTTAATTTACAATCATATTGTTATTCTTGCCAAGAACCAGCAGGGTTTAGAAAACTTGAATAAGTTAAATGAGATTGCATGGACAGAAGGTTTTTATAAAAAGCCTAGAATTGATTTTGCAGTATTAGAAAAGTATAAAGATGGATTAATTGTTTTGTCTGCTTGTCTTAGTGGCCTTATTGCAAAGGCTATTGAGGTAGGGGAGTTTGCAGTAGCAAAGCAGCATATTGAATGGTTTAAAAATACTTTTAAAGATGATTTTTATATTGAGGTAATGCCACACAACCCAACCGAAATTAATCTTAATTTAATGCAGTTGGCTGATGAGTTTGGAGTCAAGATTGTAGTAACTCCAGATTGCCATCACTCTGATGTAGACCAAAAAGTTATTCAAGAAATGATGCTTATTCTTAATACGCATGCCAAACTTGAAAAAGATGTTAAGTACGATAAGTCTCAAAAGTATAAAGACATGATGGACAGACTTGACTATCTTTATGGCAAAGATCGTATGATGAGTTTTAATAGATTTGATATTCACTTATTGTCATATGATGAAATGAAATCTGCAATGACAAAAGAACTTAAGTTTAGAGAAGACATGTTCGCTAATACCCTAGAGATTGCAGACAAGGTTGAAGACTATGACATTAAAGAAGGTTTAAATCTTTTACCAGTTCAATATAAAAATCCAGATAAAGAGTTAAGAGAACTTGCGTGGACGGCATTAGAAGAAATGCATCTAACATCTTCTTGGGTAGGCAATGATGTTTATGAATTAAGACTAAATGAAGAGTTAGAGATTATTAAAGAAAAGAAGTTTGCTCCATATTTTCTTGTTGTCCGTAATATGATTAACTGGGCAAAAAAAGAAGGCATAATGGTTGGTCCAGGTCGTGGTTCATCTGCAGGGTCTTTATTGTGTTATACACTTGGAATTACAGATATTGATCCAATTGAACATGGACTTTTGTTCTTTCGTTTTATCAATCCTGAGCGTAATGACTTCCCTGATATTGATACAGACATTCAAGATTCTAGACGGGATGAAGTAAAAGATTATCTAGTAAAACAATATAGACATGTTGCATCTATTGCTACATTTTTACAGTTTAAAGATAAAGGCGTTGTACGAGATGTTTCTCGTGTTTTAAATATTCCATTGCCAGATGTAAACAAGGTTTTAAAAACCGTTGATACGTGGGATGAATTCTGTAGTTCAAAATCATCTGCTTGGTTTAGAGAAAAATATCCAGAAGTGGAGGTATATGGTGAACAACTTAGGGGTCGCATTAGAGGTACTGGTATACACGCTGCTGGTGTTGTCACTAGTAAAGATCCTATTTTTAAGTATGCACCAATGGAGACACGTTCTTCTCCTGGTAGCGATGATAGGATACCTGTCGTTGCGGTGGACATGGAAGAGGCTGCAAAGATTGGTCTCATCAAGATTGACGCATTAGGTCTAAAAACATTAAGTGTTTTAGATAGCACAATTAAGATTATTCAAGAACGACACGGAAAGAAGATTGATCTTTTATCAATTGACATAAATGACAAAAATGTATATCAGATGCTTTCAGATGGTTATACAAAAGGTGTATTCCAGTGTGAAGCAACTCCATATACAAATCTTCTTGTAAAGATGGGCGTTAAAAATCTAGATGAACTTGCAGCATCAAATGCTCTTGTTCGTCCAGGTGCTATGAATACAATTGGTAAAGATTATGTTGCTAGAAAACATGGAAAGCAAAACATTAATTATTTTCATCAAGTTATGAAACCAATTACAGAAGATACATACGGATGTATTTTGTATCAAGAGCAAGTTATGCTTGCTTGTGTTGAACTTGGTGGAATGACTATGGCAGAAGCCGATAAAGTTCGTAAAATTATTGGTAAGAAAAAGGATGCGAGGGAGTTTGATGTTTTTAGAGATAAGTTCGTTGCTGGTGCTTCTAGGTTTGTTTCTCCTAATCAGGCGAAAGATCTCTGGCATGATTTTGAAGCGCATGCTGGATACTCGTTCAACAAATCACACGCAGTAGCATATTCAACATTGTCTTATTGGACAGCATGGCTTAAGTATCACTATCCTCTTGAGTTTATGTATTCAATTCTTAAGAATGAAAAAGATAAAGATGCTCGTACAGAATATTTGATTGAAGCAAAGCGTATGGGAATTCCGATTAAGTTGCCACACATCAATGAATCAGATCTTGATTTTAAGATTGAAGGTAAAGGAATTCGTTTTGGTTTGACAGGAATTAAATATATTTCAGACAATATTGCAACTAAATATATTGCTGCACGTCCATTTACTTCTTTTAAGCAGGTAGAAGAGTTTACATTTACTAAGGGTAACGGAGTAAATAGCAGGGCATTACAAGCAATGAAATGTATTGGTGCATTAAACTTTACAGACAATCCAACAGATGATAATGAAGTTCGTACCAATCTATATGAGTATTTAAATCTTCCAGAGTTTAATATTTCTATTCCACAACATTATTATGCTTATATTAATGATGTAGAAGAGTTTGAAGAAAAAGGATCGTTTATTTTGATGGGAATGGTCAAATCAATTAAACGTGGCAAAGGATGGTCTAGAGTAGAAGTGCTAGATAAAACTGGTTCGATTGGAATATTTGATGAAGAGCAAACAGTTATTGAAAGTGGTAGAACATATCTAATTCTTGCTTCTGACAACAGGATTATTTCTTATATACCAGTTGATGAAATTAAAGATACTAAAAATGCACTGGTAAAGTTTTTAAATTACAAAATCATTCCATATAAAGAAGATCAGCATTTTGTGGTAGCATTTAAACCTAGAGTAACAAAGACGGGAAAGAAAATGGCATCTCTTACAATTGCAGACTCTTCTAGAGAGTTACACTCAGTAACTGTATTTCCTACTTCTTTTGCAAAAGCATACATGAATGTTCAAGAAGGAAATGTTTATAAGTTTGAGTTTGGCAAAACCAAAGATGGAACAGTAATAATGGAGGATGTAGTAAATGTTTGATGATTTAGCATATGAGTTACACAAGACAGCACAAGCAAAAAGATTTTGGCCAGAAAAGGCTGATGATATTTTTATTGCTAAGCAATGTATGATGATTGTTTCTGAAGTTACAGAGGTAATGGAAGCGGTTCGTAAAAGCAAAGGTGAGGAAGAAATAGCAAAAGAAATTGCAGATGTTCTTATTAGAACATTAGATTTATATGCTGGCATGAAAAAGAATGGGTACCTTAATATTTCTTTAGATGAAGCATTTGCAGAGAAGACACAGTTTAATCAAACTAGACCAGAAAAACATGGGGTAAGATTTTAATGACAGTTACAGTAGAAGAAGTATTAGCACAACTTAATCCTAAATTACGTAAAAGTGTAATGTCTGGAGATTCTGTTCCAGCAACAGAGTATGCAGCAACACCTAGCGTAGGCCTTAATAGGGCACTGAATGGCGGTCTGCCGTATGGAAGACAGGTTTTGATCTGGGGATCTAAGTCGTCTGCAAAGTCTTCTCTATGCCTTCAGACAATCGCTTTAGCACAAAAGGAAGGTAAGATTTGTGCTTGGATTGATGCTGAAATGTCATATGATAAAGACTGGGCAGAAAAGTTGGGTGTAGATACTGCAAAATTAATTGTCTCAAAGGCTAGAACAATTAATGAGATGGTAGATGTAGGTGTTCAACTAATGGAGGCTGGTGTAGATTTAATTGTAGTTGATTCAATTACATCTTTATTGCCAGCAATTTATTTTGAAAAAGATACAGATGAATTAAAACAACTAGAAAATACTAAACAAATTGGTGCAGAATCTCGTGACTTTAGCAATGCGTGGAAGATGATTAATTATGCAAATAATAAAGTTAAACCAACTTTGTTTATTCTTATTTCACAATCAAGAAATAATATTAATGCAATGTATACCAGTCAGCAACCTACTGGTGGTCAGGCAACAAAATTTTATTCATCAACTGTTATTAAATTATTTTCATCAGAATCAGATAACCAAGCACTGAAAGGAAAAATACATGTTGGAGACAAACTTATTGAAGAAAAAGTTGGTCGCAAGGTTAGGTGGGAGTTACAGTTTTCAAAAACTTCTCCAGCCTTCCAATCTGGTGAGTATGATTTTTATTTTAGAGGTGACGATCTTGGTGTTGATTCCATCGCTGATTTGGTTGATACAGCAGAAAGTTTGGGGATAGTTAATCGAACAGGTGCATGGTATCAACTTGAAGATGGTACAAAAGTTCAAGGTAGAGATGCATTTGTAAATAAGGTAAGAGCAGAGTTAGATCTACAAGATATGCTAAGAGACAAAGTAAATAATGTCTGAAAAGTTTAAAACTTTTACTGGTCAATTTACATGTCAAAAATGTAATGATGTTGTTGATGTTTGTAGACTTTGGTTTGAAACAAAAGATGTAACTTGGATGTGTACTAAAAAACATATATCAAAAATTAGTATGATTCCCAAAACAAAAAAGGATTATGAAAATGAGTGAGCGCTCAGAATCTAAAAGGCTTGGAGCAACACAACACAAAAACTCTGGGAGAAATACTAAAAAGGGTGATGCATCTTGGAATGGATTTACAGTAGATTTTAAAGAAAGCGCTAAATCATTTACTCTTAATGCTGATGTTTGGGCTAAGGTAGTAACAGATGCAATTAAGAACAACAGTGACCCAGCATTAGTTGTTGTTTTAGGCGAAGGAAATAAAAAAATTAGGCTTGCTATAATTGAGGTAGATGTATTAGAACAATATATGGATGGTAAATAATGGAAAAAACAACACTAGAAATGATCAATGGTTTGTCTGAAATATCAGAGTATATGGAAGATGAAGAACTAACAACAGCATTAACAATGATTGCAAAACTTATTGTTAAGCCAGATATTCCTATTCAAGTAGCAACTCTTGAGATTGTAAGGTTACAAGCAATTGCTGCTAAGTTGTCTCTTAAGGCAACCTGGATGGCAAATGTAGATAAAGAAAATAGAGCAAAGAAAAATATATATTACACTGCTGCAGAGTCTGTTAACAATCTTGTTTCTGCCCTGAAATATATTACAAGATAGTGTATAATTAATATAACACAAAGGACATAGGGTATAAATAATGACAAAAAGTTTACTACAGCAGGTAATGGTTAAAGCAGCAAAATCAGAAAATACTATAGATGTAAGTTCGGTTATTGAAAAAATAGAATCTGGCTATATGGTTGGTCAGGATCCAAAACACCAAAAGAAAAAAACATTTGCTCCATCAGGACTTGTTTATGGGCATGGAGAATGTCCTAGATATTGGTATCATGCATTTGATGGTGTTGTTTTTGAAAGCACAAACACCCCATTTTCAGTAGCCAATATGTCAAATGGGTCTCTTTCTCACGACAGAATTCAGGATGCGCTTCTTAAGTCTGGCATTGCTAAAAAGTTTGTAGATGATGATGGAAAAGATACAACAGAGTTTAAGATTATTAGTAATGATCCTCCTATTTATGGGTGGGCTGATGGAATGATTGAATGGAACAACGAAGAGTTTGTTATTGAAATTAAAACAGCAAGCAATGAAAGTTTTGAGTATATTAAAAAAACCAATAAGGCAAAAACATATCATATTGCACAACTATTAATATATATGAAGATATTAAAGATGGCTAATGGCTTAGTGATTTATGAGAATAAAAATAATCATGAATTGTTTATTGTTCCAGTTAGCGTTAATGATCACTATAGAAAGTGGATTGATGATACGTTTGACTGGATGAGAATTGTAAAGAAAGCATGGCAAGACAAACAATTGCCACAAAAAAATTATAGAGCCAACTCTAAAATTTGTAAAGGATGTCCAATACAAAAGGCATGCGCCCTATCAGAACCAGGGGTAATTAAAATTGGTTCACTGGAGCAATTGAGTGAAGCCATGTGAGTGGTGTGAGAATGAATTTTCTCCTGCCGTAAGTTATCAAATTTATTGTAGTCCAGAATGCAGGGCAGAGGCAACAAAGATTAAAATTGCAGAAAAGCAAGCAGTTAACAAACGAAGAAAAAGATATGGTAAGGATAGAAAATGTGCAAGAGGTTGTGGAACAATACTTTCGGCATACAATGATTCTAACTATTGTGAAAACTGTTCAGTAGACAATAAAAAAGTAAGCAAGGCTTTAAAGGAATTAAAAGGGTTAATAGATTATGATGACAGACGTTAGACCAGCAAAGTTTGTTGCTATTGATGCAAGCACTAATAATCTTGCATTTGCTTTATTTTCTTTTGGTACTTTAGAAATGATTGGAAAGATTAATTTTGAAGGTAAAGATATTTATCAAAAATGTATTGATGCATCACAAAAAGTAAGTGCTTTTTTACAACACAAAAATTTTATCAATACTGATTCTATGATTATTGAACATACTGTTTTTATGAATAGTCCAAAAACGGCAGCAGACCTAGCGTTAGTTCAGGGCTCAATTATTGGCGCAGCAGGAGTATCTGGAATATTTAATGTTGCAAAGGTTTCTCCTATTACATGGCAAAATTATATTGGAAACAAACCATTGTCTAAAGAAGAAAAACTTGCTATTAGATCAAAAAATCCAGGAAAGTCAGATGCTTGGTATAAATCGTATGAAAGAAATATTAGAAAAGAAAGAACAATTAGGTTTATTGAAGTCAATTATGATAAGATTATAGATGACCATGATATAGCGGATGCTTGTGGCATAGGCCACTGGGGTTTAAATAATTGGTCAAAAGGAGTGTCATGAATAGTCGTCAATCATTTGAGTTTGATGAAACAAAAGATCCTGTAACTCTTACAGTAGTTACAAAATCTGCTACAAAGTGGTTGCTTGTAGACAGAGAAACTGGACAGGTCTATCAAGGCAATGCTGGGGGATACTGGGATAAATTAAAAACAATGGATAGGATTGACAAATAATATCATGGGTGCTAAACTATATACAAATGAGGCTTGGTTGCGTAAAAGATATGTTCTTGATAAAAAATCAGTTACAGATATTGCCAAAGAGTGTGAGACAAGCGCAGAAACAATTTATGTATACCTTGCAAAATTTGGATTAAGGAAGTCAAAGCGATGAGTGATAATTTAAAAATTACGGTAGATCAAGTAAATCATCCAGAACACTACACTTCAGATCCGTCTGGTGTTGAATGTATTCAGATTACTCGTCATAGAAACTTTAACATTGGAAATGCATTTAAATATTTATGGAGAGCAGGATTAAAAGATGAGTCTAAACATATTGAAGATTTAAAAAAGGCTATCTTTTATATACAAGATGAAATAAATAGACTTGAGAGCAAGCATGGGTAGAAAAAAGAAGGCTCAGGTTTTTGATAACGGCAAATACACAAAAATTCCAAGTGTTGTAATTGACGGTCATACAATTGAGCAAGGTGAAATGATAAAAATTAAAGGAGAGCATGGCTCTAAGTTTAAGTTTCTTAGTCTTACAACAAACAATGATAATGGATTGCAATGGGTAGACTGTGTAGAGTATGAGCGTGGGTTTCCTAGAGCGATGAGATCGTTTGATATTGATAAAGTAAAACGAATTCCTGTAAGGAGAAAAAATGTCAAAAGATCTTGAAGTTATAGAACATCTTGATGAGATTAATAGGGTTGTTGAAGAATATTTAAAGGGTAGCGATCCAACAAAAATTTCTAAAGATTTAAACCTTCCACGTACTCGTGTTGTTGCACATTTAAATGAATGGAAAGTGATGGTGTCTGCAAATGATGCCATTCGTTCTAGGGCAAAAGAAGCACTTGCAGCAGCAGATGCACACTATGGAAAACTTATTGCTAAAGCATATGAAGTGATTGATGAAGCAACAATGAATAATAATCTTGGAGCAAAGACTGCTGGAATTAAATTAGTGCTAGACATTGAAGCAAAAAGAATAGAAATGCTTCAAAAGGCTGGGCTTCTTGAAAATAAAGAACTTGCAGAAGAAATGATTGAAATAGAAAGACGACAAGAAGTTCTTGTTGGAATACTAAAAGATATTGCAAAAGATCATCCACAAGTTCGTGATTTAATTATGCAAAAATTATCTGATATATCAAAATCAGATGAGGTGATTACAATTGTCCACGATGTTCAATGATTTTATTGAAGCATTACAAGATAATCCATTTGAAGAAACACCAGTAGATGCAAAAACATTTGTTGAGTCTTCTGATTATCTGGGACAACCACCATTGTCAGATATACAATATGAAATTGTAGAGGCAATGAGTCAAATATATAAAAAGGCAGATCTTGAGTTATTAATGGGAACTGTCGAAGGAGCAAGATATTATGACAAATACACTAAGAACGAAATTATTTTACAACTTGGGAAGGGTAGTGGCAAGGACTTCACTTCAACTGTTGCTTGTGCCTATATTGTGTATAAGTTACTATGCCTTAAAGATCCCGCAAGGTATTTTGGCAAACCGTCTGGGGATGCGATTGACCTTATTAACGTTGCTATCAACGCCCAACAAGCAAAAAACGTCTTCTTCAAAGGATTCAAAACAAAAATAGAAAAGTCGCCTTGGTTTGCTGGAAGGTATAACGCTAAGGTAGATTCAATTGAGTTTGATAAAACAATTACAGTTTATTCTGGTCACTCAGAAAGAGAGTCACACGAAGGTCTAAACTTGTTGCTTGCAGTGCTTGATGAAATTTCTGGTTTTGCAAGTGAAGTTGGAACTGGTAATGAGCAGGGCAAAACAGCAGATAATATATATAAAGCATTTAGAGGAACAGTAGACTCTCGTTTTCCAGATTTAGGAAAGGTAGTATTATTATCATTTCCACGATATCAAGGAGATTTTATTTCTCAAAAGTATGAAAGCGTTATAGCAGACAAAGATATTGTACATAAATCACACAAGTTTATAATTAATCCTTTGCTTGATGAGACACCAGACAACACATTAGAAATTGAATGGGAAGAAGATCATATTATTTCATATAAGTTTCCTGGAGTATGGGCACTTAAAAGACCAACTTGGGAAGTAAATCCAACTAGAAGTATTGATGATTTTAAAATTGCATTTTACACAGACTTGGGTGATGCAATGATGAGATTTTTATGTATGCCAACGTATGCTTCTGATGCATTCTTTAAACAAAAAGATAAATTAGAAAAGTGTATGACTCTTCGTAATCCAGTTGATGAGTTTAGAAGGTTTGATCCAGGATTTGTTCCAGACCCTAATAAAACATATTATGTTCACGCAGACTTAGCACAAAGACATGACAAATGTGCTGTAGCAATTGCACATGTTGATAAGTGGGTTAACTTACAGGTAATTAAAGACTATGAGCAGGTAGCCCCTATTGTTGTTGTGGATGCTGTTGCTTGGTGGGAGCCTAAAAAAGAAGGTGCAGTAAATCTAAGTGAAGTAAAAAATTGGATTATTAATCTTAGAAGATTAGGATTTAATATTGGCAAGGTAACATTTGATAGATGGCAGTCTTATGATATTCAACAAGAACTTAAGGCTGTTAACATAAATACTGATACTGTTTCTGTTGCTAAAAAACATTATGAAGACTTAGCAATGCTTGTTTATGAGGAAAGAATTGTAATGCCTCAAATACCAATACTTTTAGAAGAATTATCTGAACTTAAGATTATGAAAAATAATCGTGTAGATCACCCTCGAAAATCATCTAAAGATTTGGCTGACGCAGTTTGCGGTGCAGCCTTTGGTGCGATATCATATACTAGTAAGGAAAACAATCTTGAAGTAGAGGTTAGAACTTGGTCAAGCGCACACAAGGAAATGCAAAGGCAAAGAAGGCAGGAACTAGAAAATGAAAGAAACAACGAGATGCCAGATGATGTAAAAGAGTTTTTAGGAAAGTTAAATTTATTATGACCACAGTCTATTATGCAGTACACAACTCTAGCAATATTTTGTTTGATGAAATATTTGATTACAATCCAATACTAAATATGTTAGATAGTGGTTTGGTTCCGCTATATCCTGATTTAAGCAAAGATAAAAGTAAAAGTACACCAAATAGTGCTTCTGTATTTTCATGCAGGGCATTTTTAGATTTCACAAAAAATACATACATAATGAAAAATCCAATTGACTTAAATGTTAGAGTTGAAAAACAAAAAATTTTAAATTATGGAAATAGAAATTTAGATTCTTTGTATAAGATTAGATCTTTACAAGTAGAAAATGTTTATAATTTTAACTATAGTCTAGGTTATTTATTTTTTTCAGAAGATGATATAGATGTTCAGGTTACAAGTCCTTTTATGCACAATAGTAATTTTTGTAAAAATGGTTATATTTTTCCAGGTAAGTTTAATATATCAAAATGGTTTAGATCAGTAAATCCAGCATTACAATTTTATGATAATTCAGACAAGAATATTGTTTCTGAAAAAGGTGATCCATTAATGTATATAAAGTTTAATACAGAAAAAAATGTTACTTTACGTAAGTTTTTTATGTGTAAAGAATTAGAAGATATTATGTATGCAACAATACAATATAAACAATATGAACCAAACAGGCCTTTGTCTTATTTATATGATAAATTTGAAAAAGCAGGTCTTAGAAAAAGAACGTTAAAACTAATCAAAGAAAACCTAATTTGACACATATTTCCAATATCTGCTATAATAGAATTCTGGCGAAACGTCAGATAATACATAAAACAAGGAGAAATGAATGAAATCATTCAAGAAGATCGCCCTTATCGTGTCTGCAGCACTTTTGGGTTCAATGGCAGTAGTAGCACCAGCACATGCTAATGTTCCTACAGTTGCAGTAACCGTTAATGCAGCAGTAGACAACGATGCCAATACAATCGCAGGTGCAGCGGTTGCTACAGTCCCTGCAGATAATAAGGTTGAGGCAGCAGATGCAGTTAAGTTTGCTCTCACAAATATTGTTGCAGGAACTTCTGTTGTAGTTACAACAGCAAAGGCTACTGTAGTGCCAGCACTACACACAGCAACAGTTCCAGTAACTTCAAAGTCTGGATCAAACACACTTACCATTAATGTTGGTACTGGTACCACAGCAGAGTTTTTTGTTTATACAACAACTACTGAGGTTGGAACTGTAACAATTGTTAATGGTCCAAACACTCTTACATATTATGTAAAGGGTACAGCAGGTGGAGCATACAACCTTGATGCAACAGTCAAGTCTGATGTAAGCACTGCAAGCATTGTAGAAAACACAGTTAAGGTTACAGATGTTTTTGGTAATATCGTTGGTGGAGTTACCCCAACCATTACTGTTATTGGTGCAACTATTGAGGTTGCTGCTGGTGCATCTGATGCCACAACTGGTATTTCAAAGTTTAGCGTTAAGTTTCCAGCAACTGCTGGTCAATCAGCAATTAGCATTGCTCTTCCAGGAGTAATTGCTGATGTTGAAGGACTTGATGTTGCTAAGAAGTCAACTGTTAAGTTTGTTACCGTATCTGACCTTGCTTCTGAGGTAACAGCACTTAAGGCAGTTGCTGCAAAGGCTGCTGAAGAACTTTCTGCAGAAAAAACTGCACATGCAAAGACAAAGGCAGAACTTGCTCAGGCTCTAGGCAGCGTTGATCTTGTCCAAAAGACTGCTGCAATGGCAAAGTCTGCATTTGATACAGAACTAGCAAAGGCAAAGGCTGACCTTGCAAAAGCACAGGCAGACCTTAAGGCTCTACAAAAGAAGTATGCTGCTCTTCTAAAGAAGAAGAAGTAGTATATCCGCCAAACGGGCAGGTTGAAATATACCTGCCCTTTGTGCTATAATAAAAAAATGAGAAATATTGAAATTACTAAATGGAATGGGTTAGATCATTTAGAAAATAATAAAGATTATTACAAAAAAATTTTTTTAAATAATAAAATAATAGCATTTAGAAATGTTAATGCTGATAAAAATTTACAACAAAAAATAATGATTTATTTTGGAGACTTGTTAGGCTGGGTTCCTAATTCTTTAAACCCAAATGGACCAGATTATTTTGAAGACCATCATAAGCAAATGGTTAATAGATCATTTGTTGAAAAAAATGAGTTAATGTTAAATTGGCATATCGAATGGGTTCAATTTGAAGAAAATCCACATTATGGTGCTACATGGAATATGACACAATTTGATTGTGACTACGATACTGGAAACACTCTTTTTATTGATACATCAGAAATTTATAATTTGCTTGATAAGGAATCTGCTGAATTTTTAGATAAATGCAAGGTTGTTCTTCTATATAAAGGAGAGAAAAAAGAATTTAATTATATTAAAGATCATTGGATAACAGGGGAAAAGTGTGTTAGACCACATATGTCACGATATGGACCACTACGTTTGGCTGAGTTTGATAAAAGAATTCCTACAAAAATAGAGGAAAAAAAATTTATTGAATTACATCATAGTATTTATGAAAATATTTACAACAATAAAGAAATTGTTTATATACATAGATGGGAAAAAGGAGATTTATTAGTTCCAGATTTGTTTAAATTTGCACATGCTGTTACTGGCGGATTTAAAGAAAATGAAAGAAGATTAGATGGAATATTTGGTAGACTACACACACCAATTTATTGATTATTAAATGATAGTATGCTATAATAATATAGTATCTGCCTAACGGGGATACAAATAAACTCGCTGAAAAGGAGCAAAAATGGTAACAACATTTGCTATGGATCTTTTCAAAGATCCTTTTTTTATTGGATTCAACCGTGAACTAGATAGGTTGAACAAAGTACACTCAATCAATGCTGGTGGATTTCCACCGTACGATCTACTTAAGGTAGATGCAGATAACTATCTTCTAACTCTTGCAGTTGCAGGGTTTAGTAAGGATGATCTTGACATCTCAGTAGACAATGGCACACTCATTATTAAGGGTGAACAAACAAAAGAAACTGAAGCAGAAGTATTACATAAAGGAATCGCTGCAAGAAAGTTTACTCGTTCGTTTGCACTTGGTGAGTATATGGAAGTAACTAGCGCTCAACTTACTGATGGAATGTTGAATATTAAAGTAACACGTAATATTCCAGAAGAAAAGAAGCCAAAATCAATTAAAATCAAGTAAATTCATAGACCTGAGCATGTCTTTAAACTGCTCATTTTTTAATATAATGTTATAATAATCCTATCAGACTACCCAGTTTGATTAGGAGAGATAAATTGAAAAGGATTGCCCGAATCCTGGCAGTATTATGTATAGTGTTTGCCACATCTTTTTTTGGCTTTGCCGAAGAGGCAGGGGCTACAAATACCAATGGAATTACTGCAGATGTTTATAATTGTGCAGGATGGAACAATGCTCCACCTAGACCATGCTATCAAAATGTGTTAATTAATACCACAACAGTATCTACAATAGATTTTAACTGGGGTGGTGGACCAGTACTTAGCAATAGATTTGAAGATGTAGAAGTTAAATTTACTGGCTATATAATGTCTCCTACTACAAAAACAGTTACTTTCTATGCTCCTGGAGATGATGGCATACATTTTACTTTTAATAATACTGTTTTAATTAACGACTGGTATGACAAAGGCGGGGGAGGAAGTATAAGTCAGCCAGTAACTATACAGGCAAATACTCCATATCCTTTTACATTATGGTTTTATGAAAATGGTGGAGGTGCAAATGTTTGGTTATATTGGAACGATGGTTCTGGAGATCAGATTGTTCCTGCTTCAGTATTTTATTTGACAGAGCCAACTCCTCCACTACCACCATCATTAAATCCACCAACAAACTTATCGTTAACTACCCAAACAGAAAACATAACTTTATCCTGGACTGCACCAACCCCAACTGAAGCAAATACGGCAGTAGAAAGATATGCAATTAGTTGGTCAACATCAAACTTTACAACTAATGGTTGGGGAATAGCAACTGGTAATGTTGGAGATGCTACAGCATTAAACACATCTATAACAATTCCTTATAGCGTAATTACTACGAACGGGACTGGTAAAGAATATCAATTTAAAATAAGAGCAGACAATGATAGTTTATCTACATATTCTCAAGATTCTAATATGGTAACTTTATATATTCCATCACCATTTCCATTTACTCCACAGCATACAATAAATGAGAACGAGTCTATAGTTATAAATGCTCCAGAAGGAAAATTAATAGATCAAATAAGTGGTTGGTATGGGCATCCAAATGATGGCTCTCAAGGTATTAATGTTTCTAATCAACTTACACAACAGTTTACAAATTTAACAACAGCAACTATATCTGCTACAAATGATAACTTTACAG